GATCAGGAGTTCTGGCACCGTGCCCGGCAGTGGGAGTTCAGGCTCTACGCCTTCTTCATCATCTACCGGATGGGACTCTCGCCCAAACACAACAGCCCCTGCGACGGACGCCTGCCCAACCCACAGGCGATCACCCATCAGGAGTTCTGAACGTGATGCGACTCATCAACGCCATTCTCGCCCTCTCCTTTATCCTCAGGATCATCTTCACCGCCCTCATCCTGAGCGTTGCCACCGCCGTCGCCCTGGTCCTGCTTGGGGTGGTGAAGTGAGCTTCAGCGACGACATGGCCGAGGCGATGGATAAGAGCGAACTCAAGCGGCTGATGAATGCGTCCGCTGAGTGGCAGTCCATCAAACCCGGCGAAGCATTCAACACCCCCAAGAGCGGCTGCATCTACATCAGGGCCAAGGGCGGTGATGGCAACCTCCTCTACGATATGTGGCGGTGCGTGGTCGTCTGGGCACCTGAAGTCTTAGACTTCAGGAAGCCCCTCAAGGGGCAGATCCAGAAGGTGACTTTTGAGGTGGTGATACACAAAGATGGCTGACTTCATCATCGAAACCGATTTGGGGCACGACCCCGACGACCTGTTCTGCATCTGCCACCTCATCGAGGCCGGGCATCGCATCCTGGCCCTTGGCCTGGTGTCAGGCTCATACGAGCAGTTGTTCCTCGCTCACGGACTGAGGCAGCACCTCGGTCAGGACTTCCTGATCGGCATCCAGAAGGACGACGCCCTGCCCGGCAAGGCACGCACCCGCGAGAGATTGGGCATCCACTCGGACCTGATCAACCACTACGGTTGGGACAAGCTCGACGTTTACGCCCATGACCTGAGCCAGAACGTCTTCAAGACCGCCCTCACCGAGAACCCCGAGGCCGAAATCCTCGTCATCGGTCCAGCCCCCGGCCTAGGCAAGGTCGCCGCCTCCGACGACAAAGAGTTGTTCCGGGGCCGCACCATGACCTTCCAGGGCGGCTTCCTTCCCTACAGCCTGCACCGCCCGTCCAACCCTTTGCCCCAGTTTGAGGGCAAGGAGGCGGTGCCCACGTTCAACTTCAACGGCGACCGGAAGGCCGTAGATGCCCTCCTGAACGCACCATTCGCCCTCAGACGCTTCTGCGGCAAGAATGTGTGCCACGGCATCTACCTCGACCAGAAGCGTTCTGAGGGCTTCCTAGAGCCTAGGAACGCCGCTGGTGAGGTGTACACCAGGGCCGTGAGGATGTATCTGGAACGGCACGAAGGCAAGAAGATGCACGACCCGACCGCCCTCGCCTGCCACCTGTACCCGGACATCGCCACATGGTTCAGGGGACAGCCGAGGCGGAAGGACAGCGGCTGGACGACCCACCCCTGGTCCAACGGCGACTACGTCTTGGCCGACGTGGATCACGAACGCCTGTGGGAGGTCATCCTGGGGAGGATGTGATCTCGTACTCGATCTTGCCGAAGTACTTCCCGCCATAGCGGGTCAGCTTTTTGCCGTAGCGTGTGAGGACTCCGGGGAGTGCGGTCGAGCCGTCGTCCTTGACGCCTCCCGGCGTCGGCCCGGCGAAGATGTAGGGGCTGTAGATGTAGCCCGAGTCATGCCGGTTGGGGAATGCACCGCACAGCAGCTTGTGCCCCTCCATCTTGGGGTCCACGAACAGCCTCCAGCGGCAGTTCATCGTGCCGACCTGGGTGACCTCCCTCAGGCTGTCGATCTCCAGGGGCGGCGTCCAGAGGCCCTTCCACGCCAGCTTGGCGATGGCCGGGCTGACGACCAGCCAGTCGGTCCCGCCCCTCAGCGTCTTACGGTGGATGACGCCGCTCATGCAGACGATGTCGATGTAGACTTTCTCCCAATCCAATTCCTCGACCTGCCTCTTGGAGACGGTGCCGACGTTCCGCCACAGGTCGGTCAGGATCTCATGGGTGATGGCGTCCCTCATTTTCTCGGCCAGGAGGAGCGGATGGGGTTTGCCCATGACCATCACGTCGTCGGTGTAGGTGACGACTTTCCGCGTCTTGGCGACGATGTCCTCACCCTCGATGACGAGGCGGATCTCGGGTAATTCGTCCTCGGGCTTGGGAGTTTCCGCCGCGACGTTGCCGTTGTGGTCGTAGATCGTCATCGTGCCGTCAGGGTTAGGCTTGCTGTAGCAGAACTTGAAGTGGAAGACCGTGTCGGCGGGTGCCCTCATGGGCTGGACCGAGATGAGGTCGAAGGGGACGAAGTTCTGGAACACCCTTGAGACGAGTTCCAGGCCGATGGGCCGGAACTCGCCGTCAGGGCACTGCCAGACGCTCTGGTTGTCGAGGATGAGGGCGACGGTCTTGGCGTCCTTCTCGGAGATGCCACGCATCAGGTGGTGGTAACGCCACTTGGCGTATGTCTTGTCCAGCGACTGTTTGCGGTTGTCCAGTTCAAACTGGACCTTGTCGTCATGGGGCTTGGGGTTCGGCTCCGGGGGGATAGCCCTCTGCTGCTCCTGCCACTCGGTCAGCCGCTTGATCATTTCGCACGTCATAGTGACCTAAGAGAGCGGTCACTCGCCGTTATCGATGTCGATGAAGCGGCGGGAGCGGTCGCCGTAGATCAGCACCACCTTGTCGTACTGGCCTACCTTGTAGTTGTCGATGGAGAAGTGGACGGTCATCTTCTTGGTGCCCTTCAGATCCTTCTTCCTCTCCTCAGGGACATCGAGTTCGTCGGGGACGACGTTGATGACCAGGGTCTTGGGGTTCATGCCGTTGGTGTGGGCTTTGACCAGCAGGATGCGATAGCCCCGCTTGACCTCAACCTTGCCGACGACGTAGAGCTTGCCGGACTCCTTGTGGAACCAGGCGTCCCACTTGTCGTCGGACTTGTTCTCTTTCCAGCCGATGTCAGGCTTGATCGGATGGGCCGGCGGGTTCTTGGCCTGGGCGGGGCCGAGCAGGGCTGCGGCCAGGAGGATGCTGTGGATCATCATGATTTCTCCCTTGTAGGTTTAGGGGCGGTCAGGCTACTATAAGTGAGGAGAGACATACCATGATTCACTTCACACTTCCCCTGAGGCGTATGACCCCGATGTGAGTACCCACTCACACCGGAGGTCACGATGTCCTACGTTTTCTACCTGCGTCACCCCAAAACGACGCATGAGAAACGCCACAACCAACAGAAGAACGGCGGCTACCACCGCCCCAAGCGATCCGCCAAGAACCTGCCAGACACCTACGACGATTTGTGGGTGCCCTTCCGCCACTACAAGTGCTGGAAGAAGCAGTACAAGATCAGCCCGGCCCACAGCCGGGACGGCAAGCACCGCCGCACGCACCAGCACCATGTGAGGTGCATGGGCTGCGGCGTCACCATCAGGAGGTTCGTCATGAGCAAGCATCAACGCCGCAAACAGAACGTGAGCATTGTGTCGGAGGCCCCGCTCCACTGTCTTTGAGCGGGCCAACGAGGTCATCGTGGAGATCCTTCACGGCGAAGGAGGCCAGGACTCCAAGCTCTTCGTGAGCGATCTGTTCGATCTCTACGAGAAGTACGCGGCCCAGAAGGGCTGCCAGACCGAGGTTCTGGACGACGGCGACGGCCACGTCGTCTTCAAGGTGACCGGCTCCAGGGCCGGCTCCGCGTTCCAGCATGAGGCTGGCAACCACTGCGTCCAGAGGGTTCCGCCCACGGAGAGGAACGGACGCCGGCAGACGAGCTTCGTCACCGTCGCGGTGCTGCCCCTGCCGCCCGAGAGCAAGTTCGTTCCGCTCCCTGAGAGGGAACTGGACATCACGACCCAGACCGGCAAGCAGCGGGCCGGTGGTCAGAACGCGAACAAGGTAGCCTCAGCCGTGCGGATGGTCCACAAGCCTACGGGCATGAGGGTCTTCATCAACGGCAGGGACCAAATCTTCAACCGCAAGGAGGCTCTGAGGATTCTCACCGCCAAGGTCAACGACGCCAGGAACGGTGCCACCCAGGAAGCCTACTCCAAGAAGAAGGCCGAGCAACTGGCTAACCGTGGGCGGGGCAACAAGATCCGCACCTACAACTTCATCGACAATTTTGTCACCGACCACCGGACGGACAAGGAGACGAAGAACGTCAAGGAGGTCATGAAGGGTAAGCTGGATCTGGTGCTGTGATCAAATCTGGGTTTTCAAGTAGGTGACGAGTCGGTTCTTGTCCACCCCGGCGTTCTGGCAGGTAGCGATTATGTTGCGTGCCAGAACGCGGACCCTATCCTCAGGATCGTACCTGTCGAGCCTGAGGAAGGTTGCTATGAACCTAGAGCGGACGCGGTTCTCGTCCGCATCTATCACCCTGATGTTGCCGATCTCGTAGTGCCCGTCAGGGTCGATCCTGTCCAGCGACGGGCACCCGTCAGGACGGAAGTACAAGAAGTTCCTCACCTGCCCCTCTGCCCAGGCGAAAAAGTGGTTTCTGGTGAGCCTGACCTCCTTGCCCTGGTAGGACGGGTCGGAGCGACACCGCCAAAGCATGCCCCGCCACATCCTGCTGCATCTCTCCCTTATCTGATCTTGCTGCGTCTGTTTTCCTGACATATGATCCCCACACGTTCAGGCGAGTTGCCTGGCAAATGGTAAGCAAGACGTGAGGTGAAGAAATGGCGGTCAAGGACAAGGACATCTCCCCGGCGAGCATCCTGCGTGATCCCTCCCTGGAGGAGCATCTGATCCAAAACGGCCTGGATGAGTGGAAGGGGTCGGGCGTTCAGCCGCCTGAAACGTGGGTGTTCGTCACGATCCCCCGCACGATGATCGACAAGCAGAGGAGCCTGGACAATCAGGTGCGGATCGGGAACCCGATTCTGGACGAGAACAAGCACTCCATCGTGAACGCGATGGAGAAGAAGCAGAAGCTGCCGGCGGTGATGGCCTTCCGCGAGAAGGGCACGGAAGCCGTCGCCCTGGGCGACGGCAACCACCGCTACGCCGTGAGCGACGGGTACAGCCACCTCAATGCCTACATCATCTTCACGGCCAACGACGAACTGAGGAAGATCCTCACCCTCACGGCCAACAACCGCAACGGCTGCCGCAACTCAGCGGAGGCCATGCTGCACCACGCCGCCGCCTATGTGGAGGAGTACGGGTGTAAGCTGGATGACGCGGTCAAGTTGTTCAACGTCCCCAGGACGAAGCTCAGGGAGGAGATCGCCCTCAACAAGTTCCGCTGCGTCTTCGCCACGGTTCAGGGGGCCGCTAACCTAGACCCGACCGTGCAACGCTCCCTGGCGGACGCCATCCCCAAGCTCACGCTCTCGGTGACCCGCAAACTGGTGGACGTTGCCATCCAGACCCCCGGCATCAACGCCAACCAGATCAACGAGTACTGCGACAGGTACAAGACGTGTGTCTCCCCGGAGCAGCAGGTGGCCCTCCAGACCGAGATGGCGGACCACTTCAAGAGGGCGACCCGTCAGAAGACGAACGGCGGGGCGACGAACGGCAGCCGTGGCAAGAAGCCCATCGATGACGATGCCTTCTTCAGGATGGTGGACAAAGGCATCGACACGGCCAACAAGCCCATCGCCGGCCTCGCCGCAAGGATGACGCCCCAACAGGCCATCAAGCTGAGAACCTTCAGGGACATCCTCGACAAGATCCTCAATGAGGTGGAAGTCCATAAGATCGCCGTCTGACCGAGCGGGGGCACAGGGCAGACTGAAAGGGCAGTCTGCCCTCCACAGGAGGTGTATCTTGGCCGAGTTCAACAGCGAAGGGAAGCTGCGAGTCCTGACCGAATTGGCTCAGGAAATCCTGAGGGACCGCTCACTCTGGGCCAACGATCAGGGGTGGGTTCGCAGAGATGACTTCATCATGAGGCTCTACCTCAAGATCGATCCGGTCTTGGCCTGCCGGGAGCGTGAGAAGGATCGCCAGAGTCGCGGCAGGGAGATGCCCGACGAGCCGCTGCACGTCAAAATCGACCTGGGTCGCAAGAGGGTGATCCACATTCTGGAGCAACGCATCAAGAGGGAGTACGATCAGGCCAACGGACTCCTCAGGCTCCCGCATGGGAAGGAAGCCTCAGGCCGCAGAGGCCGCAAAGGCAAGCTGATCACCTGCTGGGGTGTAACCCGTGCCATACGGGACTGGGCAGCCCAGCAGAACATCCAGCCGGGGACTATCAGCAAGCGTCTCAGGGACGGCTGGTCGGTGGAGGAGGCACTGACCAGGCCCCTCAAGGAGTGCATGGTCAGCCCCGGCAACCTGGCCCACCTGTATCCCACCGAGTGGTCCACCTCCGCACAGATCGCGGAGATTCTGAGGCCAAACGTGCCCGTACAGACCGCCATCGAGGTGTTCAAGCAGCGACGAAAGCATGAGGGTGCGGTCAGAGACTGCACCCTCTCCGACGAGGATATGGTTGAATCCGGCCTTCTGCACCTTGTGCAGAGGATCAACCAAATCCTCAGGGCCAGGGGTGAGTTCGACTCCAAGAAGGAAAACGACGTTCCGATGTACAGAAGGATCTCGCCCCAGGTGCTGCAACGGGAAGCCGTCTGACGAAGGGGCCGGTCATCTGACCGGCCCTTTTGCTTACAGGTCGTAGTTGTAGTTCTCCACGAAGTCCCTCAGGTGCTTCTCGTAGTCGGTGAGATCATCGAGCCTGAACCGTGGTGCCTGGTGGAAGTAGTAGGTCGCCAGCGTCTTGCAGGCGTGTTCGTAGCTGTTGTAGATACCGGGGTACTGGTCCCTCGTCTTCCCCCGCCAGTCGTTCATGTCGATCAGCATTTTCCGCCAGGTGCCGTCCCGGTGCATCGACCAGCCCGACGACTCGACGTTCCAATGGAAGTAGTCCTCGCCATACTGGATGAAGGTGTCGCCATTGGCGAGCGTCTGGAGGGACTGGAGGTCGTCCACCGCCTGCCAATTCGGGTGTTTCCTGGCCGAGGCTTCGTCACGACGCCGCTCCCACTCTTTCTCGTACTTCTTGTACAACTCCCTCTCGTCCTCCCAGTAGCCGCTGATGGTCCACTGGCCGGGCCACAGGTGTCGCGGCCCCTCCTTGATTTCGACGTGCCAGATTTCCTTCAACCACTGCAAGTAGGCAGGGTCTTTCCAGCGGTTCTCATCGCCTTCCCAGGGGTTGTTGTTCTTCATGCCCTAAGGGAGTAGCCGTCAGGCGTGCTGGATGTAGATCATGGCGGAACTCTTACCGCCCTCACCCCAACGCTTCTCGATGTGGTCCACATGCCTCAGCACCGCGTCGGACTCGGGTCCGTACTGCCTGACGGCAGCCTGGAGGTACTCAAAGTCATCCCTCAGGGCCATCGCTTCGCGTTGCTCAAGGTTGTACTTGTCGATGATCCATGAGACGAGTTTCATCAGCAGGGCACCGCCTGTGACTCCAACGGCGATCCAGGGGAGGTAGTCCTGTTCGATGAACTCCCTGAAGGACAGCTTTTTCAACGCCGCACCGCCTCCCGCAGTTGCAGCCACCGCTTGAAGCTCATGCGGGACTCGGGGAAGCCGTGGTACTGGCGGTTCTTGATACGCCAGTCGTTCTTGATCTTCTTGTACAGTTCCTTGTCTTCCCTGGACTTGCTCGCCTGGTACTGGTTCCAGTACTTGGTCTTGTCCGCCAGGATCTCCTCCTTGCGGCCTGGGATCGTGCCGATCAGAGGCTCGGGGTCGATCTGGTAGCGGTAAGCCTCAAGGTCCACGAACACGAAGCCAGCCTTGCCCATGTCGTCGGGAAGGTCCAGTTCGTACATGGCCCAATCCGTCTTGCTGGCCGGGTCGGTGTCCATACGCTCAAACTTGAGCTTGGCGAACAGGGGGTCCATTGCCATGAACTCACGCATGAACGGCTCATGGATCTGGAGGGCCTTGTTGTCCGGCACGCGGATGTGGTAGTCGATATCCGCCGGGGCCGTATCAACGGCGGTGCCTGAGATCAGCGACCCTGCTGGCATCACGTCCACGTCGTACTTGTCCGCAAGCTGGCTGAGGGCCGCGAAGATTTTCTTGTTCGCCTCATCGACCACCCGCTTCTTGTCCTGGCTGGACCACTCCTGCGGGTAGTTTGGTGACTCAAACCAGATGGCCGCGTCCTTGTCGCCGTTGCCAGGCGGCGAGACGTACACGCCCTCGTCGTTGACCCCGGTCTGCTGCTGGATTTGCTGGCGGATCTCGGGAGGGGAAACCATCGCCTTGATGGCCCTGGACGCCTCGTAGAAGCTCGCCGGGTCTTCAACGTCAACGAGCCACACCGTGGTCGCCTTGCCGTTGTAGTACTCGATCTGGTTGCGGAGTTGCTGCTGGGAGCGGTCCATGTAGTTGACCGCTTTCTGAAGCTGCATGATCCTCCGCTTCCGCTTCAGCACCTTGCCCTGGTGCTTCTCGATCCAGCGTTCGACCATGTCCTCCTGGCCCTCGCCAGCAGGCAAGGTCATGACGATGACATTAGCCATTACGCCGCCTCCTCTTGCCGCCATGCGGCCAGTGGCTCCACTCCATCTTCGGCATGCCGCCCATGTCGGCTGGCTTCAGGCCAGGCAGACCGCCCACGCCCGGTGCCGCGTCGGGCTTGTCCTTGCCCTGGGAGGGGGCCGGGACGGGGGACGCATCGCCGCTCGGGGCACCCGGACCCCTAGCCATCCTCATGTCGGGCAGGCCGATCATGATCTTGGTGTGCCACTTGCCGTCGTTCAGCGTGCGGCTGTACCAGCCGGGGTGCTGGGCGAAGGTCGCCACGGCCTTCGGGAAGACAGGCTCGGGGTTTTCAGGGAAGCGGGGGCTGTTGGGGTCGAGGTTGGGGTGTTCGCCGTGCCAGATGAGCTTCTTGCCGGGGAGCATCTCGCGGACGGTCTGCTCGTCAAGGATGGGCTTGGCCCCGGTGTTCTTGAGGATCAGGTTCGCGTAGGCACCGGAGGCTTCGATGTAGAACGGCGACTGCTTCAGCATCTCGCCGGACTTGTTGACCATCTCGCCGCTGGAGGGCTTGAACGAGGGCTTGGCTGTGCCCATCGTGATCTTGTTGCCGAACTTCGTGCCCTTCCAGGCGATGGCGGCGTCGATGTCCGGGTTGTCGTCCATGTCCACGGCCTTGATGACCGTGATCTCGCCGGCCTGAAAGCCCTGGATGATCGCGTCGGCGGAAGAGAACTCCGTACTCTTGTTGCCGCCCAGCGGGGCGTAGCCAGCCTGGACGATGTCGTAGAGTTCCTGGGCGATGGACGGGTCCGCCTGGATGGTGTCGGCAGTGATCTCCTGCCACTTGCCCTTCTCCTGACCAAAGGTGCTGGCGAAGTCTTCCCGAAGCCTCATCCAGTCCTTAAAACGATGCAGCATAGGTTCTCCTCCGGTAGTACACATCTATGTACCCACCGGCGAAAAACCTATGCCGCCGTTTTTGTTAGCACGTTTTCTCAGAGGTCGCCGCCGAGCAGGCTGGTCGCGGTCATGACGATCAGGTCCAGGCTGGCCTTGAGGGAGTGCCCATCGCTCACCAGCACCAGCCGGTCGCCGGCACCGTTCCTCTCCATGAGTTCCTCGGAGTCGCCGCAGGGGACACGCTCGTCCTCAAAGCCGTGGATGACGTAGGTGGTGGGGCTGGGCAGGGTGGGTTCGGCTCCGACCATCTTCCAGGCCGGGGCCAGCAGCAGGACGGGCACGGTGGTCTTCAGGGCCATCGCCACGGCCCCGCCGGCACTTGAGCCGATCACCAGATCGACCCCGTCGAGGTGGGCCTTGGCGACCTCGACCGCCTTCTCATAGCCGTCACCGTGGGGCAGTTCAGGGTAGACGACTTCGTGCCCCAGCTTCTCCAGATCCTCGGTTCGGGGGCCAGGACGCTTGCCGCCCAGGCCATGCAGATACAGTACCTTTGCCATGTTCTTGTTCTCCAACTCAGCCATCCATCTCGATTCCTCCGTCGCCGGCTTCCCTCCCACACCATTAACCTATCAGATTCTGTTGATGATGTCAAGGCTTCCCTAAGACCTGCCTAAGAAGAACGCCCTGGGCAACCGGCCCAGGGCGTCACAATCGGCACAGCCGGCACGGACCACTGCACTACAGGGACGCCCAGACCCCCAGGATGCCCCTCGCCTTGGCGTCCATGAAGAGGTCGATGCTCGGCTGCCCGCCGATGATGCTCGTCCCCTCGTCGCCGGGATGCTTCACGTCCTTGAACCGCTCCAGATAGGCCAGCCCCTTGCGGACCTCCTCGTCGGTCAGGCTGCGGGGGTCGCCGCTCTCGTTGTCGTGGCCGACGATGAGGATGTCGCCCAGGAAGCCGGCGGCGTTCTGCGGCAACGGCCCGCCGCCCGGCCCGCTGAACATGCCCTCCTCGTTGCAGACCACGTCCACGCCGTTGGGGCCGATGGGGACGACCTCGATGAAGCCGCCCACCGACTCGTTCATGAACTCGTAGGTGACCTCCACGTCCAGCACGACGGGGTCTTCGCCCACCTTCTTCTTGATCACCTTCATCAGTAGCACCTCACCATGTTCCAGCATTCGGGGTCAGTTATCAGCTTAGGCCAGGGTTCCGCCGCGTCGAACTGGCGGGCCGTCCAGTCCACCAGCACGAAGCCGACGCGGGCCGCGTGGTGCGACAGCCCGTCCACCACGGTGTACTCCATCACCTCCCACTCCCACCGCCGGCACTTCTCCTCGATGAAGCCGTGGGCGATCAGGAAGTCGATGAACTCCCCCGACGCCTGGATGCACTTGTTCCTGGCACCATCGGGGGTCGAGTACTCCGGGTGGAGGACGGCGAACTTGTCGAGGGCCTCCTTGAAGGTCACGGTCCCACCGCCTTTCGGACGTAGGCGAACGCCAGGATGCCGTTGATGTTGCAGGCGTCCCTCAGGATGGCCGCAGCACGCAGGGCACGCCCCTCGCCCTCGCCGGCGTCCTGCCACGCCATCAGGGCGTACTCCAGAAGGTCCGGGTCCGTGGCCCGGTTCAGGTCCATGTTGAGGCGGAACTGGGCGAGGGCCGTGTAGTCTTGCATCATCGCGGGTCCAGGGGGTTCACCTCAGCGACCTTGACGACCTTGCCGTCGAGGTTCGCCGTCAGCATGAAGATTAGACGCTTCGACCACCTCCCGTCCGGCACGTTGCCGCCGGCGATGGCCCACTGGAAGTCCTCGCCGGCGTACTCGACCGGCTTGAGGATATCCAGCTTGAAGGCCGGGACGTAGTTGGAGCAGGCTGCCTGGGCGGCAGCCTCATCGATCTGCTTGGTGATGGTCTTCGGCACGCTCACACCTCCGTCAGCTTGGCGGCGGTCAGCCGGTTCATCCGCACCCGGTACTCGATCCACTCGCCCTTGTAGTCAGGGTGGTCCACCCGCACGATCTGGCCGCTCTGGCTGAACCGCAGGTCGATGCCCTGGTCCTTCAGTCCCTTCAGACCGTGGTAGGCCACGGTGTCGTTGTGCTGCATGTCGGGGCACTTCGACCGCATCATCACGACCCGGTCGGACTCGGCCAGGGCTTCGTCCAGGGTCGGCCAGCGGTCGGTGATGAAGTAGAGCCGTTGCGTATGCTTCGGCTCGTTGGGGTACTTGCCAGCCTCTTTGCTGATCCCGAACTCCTCCACCGTCAACCGAACCAGAGTCGCACCGCCAAGCATCGCAATTCCTCCAGGGGGTTACAGGGACAGATTAGGCACGGTCCTTAGGCTGTCAAGCGACGGAAGACAAAGGTGTTGCCCAGGCCGCTGGTGACGCGGAGCCTGTCGCCGTCCTCGTGTAGGGCGTGCTGTGCAGGTCGTTGACCTCGCCGTCGTCGCTACCCCAGGTGAGGTAGAGGTTGCCGGCCTTGGCGGTGTACTCGTTCATGTCGGAACGATCCACCAGCGGGATGCCGGCGTCGGCCAGGGCCTTGATCAGATCGTCGTGCTTCATCGAATCTCTCCGGGGACAGGGTCACCACTATCATCTTAGGCAAACGTCTTAGGGTGTCAAGGTCACCCTAAGACGTTTTTGGCCTCTTCCTGCCGCCGGGGGTCTTCTGGGTCAGCCGAACAACCTCCAGACGACCCACGGCCCGAGCGGACTGTGCATGATGTCGAAAATGCGTCCACGGAAGTAGACGCGGAAGACGTTGCCCGGCTGGCCCTGTCCGTCCAGCCGGGGTTCAACCTCGGGAGTGAGATCGTACATGCGTCACCAGAGTTTGTTGCCCAGGGTCAGGTAGATCCTGACCAGTTCCTCATCGGCCTTGAACACCTTGGCGTACCGCTGCTCCCGCTCCAGGGAGGCACGGATGCGGAACGCCTTGGCCCGGTCCTGGGTCACCGCGTAGGTGACCCACGGACCCTTCTGACCGAACTGCCCGTCGAAGTACTTGACGGCATAGTGCTGGGGCTGGTTCACGCCGTCACCCCCGCCAGTTCCGCCTTGTACTCCTCCAGCCGCTGTTTGGCCCTCGCGGCCTGGTGTTCGACCACGTCGCAGGAGCGGATGCAGCCGTCGAGGATGTACGCCGTGTCCTCGTCCAGCTTCTTGCCGGCGAACCGGGGCAGGTCCACGAAGTGCATCGGCGGCAGGTAGCCCAGGAGCATGAAGGCATGGCAGATGTCCCACGACAGGTCCATGCCGCCGCCGGTCAGGGCCAGCACCACGTTGCCGTGGACGCGGACCAGGGCCACCGACCCGCCCTCGCGGTCGAGGAGCAACTGGTCGTCGCTCTCGTTGCCCCGGTAGTCGGGCAACGGGTAGTAGTAGTTCATCATGGGGCTGAACCGATCCGCCCCATCCTCCTGATAGTGGTCGTTGACCGCCTCGCGGTAGTCGTCCAGCCCGTCGATCTCCTCGTCGTTGATCGCCTCGATGACGCGGTCGAGCAGTTCCTCCCGCGTCACGTCGTCACAGAGGCCCGGCTCGTCCTCCGCACCCACGTCCTGATGGAACTTGTCGTCGCCCGGCTCGGCCAGGAAGTCGTCGGCCAGGCCGTTCTCCTTCAGGAGGTCGAAGAGTTGTTCGCTGTCCATCTCCCAGGGGTTGGGGTCGGGCAGGTCCACGCCGGCGTCGTCCAGCACTGCCTTGCACTGCTCGACGGTCAGGTCGCCGGCGGACGGGATGATCGTCTCCCACCCGTTGTCCTCGTCGCCGTAGCCGGACGACCAGTCGAACTTGACCGGCGTGACGTAGACGGAGTCGCAGTAGAGGGAATCGACGGGCTTGCGGGCCATGAGGCACCTCCTGGGTGGGGGTTTTCGGGTCACGCGAGCAGGTTAGGCGGGGGAGAGGGGCTGTCAACCGTAGATAACGGCATGCTGAAGAACTACTGGTACGACCTGGGGCACAAGGTGGTCGAGAACGAGGTGCTGATCTACGACCAGTCGGACGCGGCGACGGTCTTCCGCGACATGCCTCCCCGCTTCCCGATCATGGCGTGGGTGGACGACGACCTGAGGGAGGTCGGCCTGGTACACACGCTCAAGCTCATGGCTAAGTTGGGGGTCGAGGGCGTGATGAAGTGTGCCCGGCGATACCACAGGAGGAGGTACGAACTGAGCATCAACAAGAAGAGGCTCCAGCCCGTCTTCCGCAACGCACGCGAGAGCTACTGGCTGGTGGTCTTTGAGGACTGACATGGACTACCTCAGGCAGGCCCAGGACTTCCTAAGCACCGCCGGCATCGGTGACCCCGACGCCATTTACGAGCCGGGATCGACCACGTTCCTGTTCTACCAGGGCGAGTACGCCGAGGCCCCGCACCCCGTCTACCACCAGAGCCTCTTCTACAAGAACCGCGACATGGTCAGGGCGGTCAGGAAGAAGCTCAGGAAGATCGGTGCCCAGGACGACGAGATCAGCCGCGACCTGATGGTCTGGGCCGGCGTCCTCGTCGGCAGGCTGGCCCACGTCGATGGCTGGTACGCGGTCATGTTCTGGAACCCCAAGGTCAAGGACGCCGACCTCTACGAGTGCATCCACGAACTGGTCCAGAACCACCCAGAGGTCGCCGCCTCCCCCGAGAGGACCGTCATCTTCTCCACCGACGAGGGCAACTTCCCCACCAAGACGCTCCTCGACTTCGGGTTCCGCCCGACCGGCAAGCCGGTCGAGCGGCCCCAGGACGAACCCCCCGAGTGCAGCAAGATCAACCCCGTCATCGACGGCAGGCCCTACCCCCTGAACACGATGATGGGCGACCTGCACATGGTCAGGGGCGAACGCCTGGCGAGGCACGCCGGCCAGTTCTGCGGCCAGATCCCCCAACTGAGGAGCCAGGCGGACAGGCTGGGCTGCAAGAACGCCGGGGACATGATCGATCACCTCGACCGGGCGTTCAAGTGCGGCGGCGACCCCAAGGCCCAGTGGGACCGTGCCCTCAGGGACGGCAGGGTCGAGAGGAAGCAGTGGCTCCGCTGGGCACTCCACCCGGACAACATCGACGCCCAGTTCAGGAGCCAGGCCGAGATCGACGCCGCCTGGAAGGAACTGATGGGCGAGGGGTTCGGCGTCTTCATGCGAACCGCCCTGAATGAGTGGCTGTATCGGCGGGGCAGGACGCTACATAGGGCATGAAGACCTTCTGGGAATGGATGGGTGCCGAAGTACCCCAGGCACCTGTGGGTGCCCCCGGCGACAAGCCCTGGAGGGCCAAGAAAGAGGACGTGATCCGCCACTGGGGCCAACTCGTCCCGAACAAGCCCTTCGTCAACCTACGCATCATCCCCAACGACCACCGTGGGGCCACGCTCGGATTCGACGGCATCCGCGTCACCGGGTCCGCCGACTTCATCGACTCCATCCTGGCACGCCTGAAAGACCTGATGACCTACGAGGGTGCGGGGACCAGGCTTCAGGTAATCTACAAGCAGCAGTTCAACACCAAGACCCAGGAACCTGTGCCCGATTCCTACGTCCTCTATCTGTCGATCAAGGAGCGGGAGTGAGCTAGACTATATTAGTCTGGCGGAATCCCAGGGGAAAAGGAAAAGGACACGGTCATCATGAAAGAATTTCTGGAAGGACTGGCTGAGATCCAGATCCGTATGGAGAAGATCGAGGCAAGACTTAGGGCAATCGAGTTGGTCACCGACCCGGACGCCCTGCAAGAGGCCGAGATCCTGCTGGAGAGGTATCACCAGCAAGTCATCAAGCTGGAGAACATGGTGTTGAGCAGGAAGGTGGCCTTGCTCCAACGCAAAGCCGAGGCCGTCGCTAATACGACGACCCAGACAGTATCTGAGGCCCCCCATGCTGACACCCCCGTATCAGCGTGAAGTACGACTACCTGATCTGCGGCTCCGGTCTGTTCGGGGCCGTTTTTGCACGCCAGGTGACCGACGCCGGCAAGACCTGTCTGGTGCTGGACCAGCGTGACCACGTCGCCGGCAACGCCTACACCCGCGAGGACGGCGGCATCAACGTCCACGCCTACGGACCTCACATTTTCCACACCAATTCGGATATGGTGTGGGGATACGTCAACCGCTTCGCCAGGTTCAACCACTTCGTCAACCGGGTCAAAACCTGGGCCAACCACACCCTCTACTCGATGCCCATCAACCTCTGGACCATCTATCAGGTCTACGGGGTCGCCACGCCCTGCCAGGCCGAGGCGGTGATGAGATTGGTCAGGAAACCCCCCGACGACACGAACCTTGAGACGTGGGCCATCAGCCAGGTGGGCGAGAAGATGTACCGCCTCCTCATAGAAGGCTACACCGCCAAGCAGTGGATGAGGGAGCCTAGGGATCTGCCCGCCTCGATCATCAAGAGGCTGCCGGTCAGGATGACCTTCGATGACAACTACTACGACCACCGCTACCAGGGCATCCCGGTGGGCGGCTACACCCGCATGGTCGCCTCCATGCTCGACGGAGTGAAGGTCGAACTGGGCACCAGCCTCATGTCGAACTGGCGGGACTACGCCAGAAAACTGGTTTACACCGGCAAGATCGATGAGTACTTCCTGCACTGCCACGGCGAGCTAGAGTACCGCACCTGCGACTTCCAAGAGGAGAAACTGAACGTCGCGGACTTCCAGGGCCAAGCTCAGATCAACTACGCGGACAGGGCAGTGCCCTACACGCGGATCATCGAACACAAGCATTTTGAGTTCGGCAAGCAGCCCCACACCGTCATCACCAGGGAATACCCAGTCGCCTGGGAGAAGGGCCGACTCCCCCTCTACCCGGTCAACGACGACCGCAACAAAGTGGCCTATGCAAAATACCACGCCCTGATGGAGAATGAGTCCGACGTGATCGCGGGAGGCCGTTTGGCTGAATACCGCTACTACGACATGGATCAAGTCATTGCCAGTGCCCTAACCAAGGCCAGGCAGGAGTTGACCTGATGCCCTGGAGACGCTGAGACACAAAGGAGCCGGCAGGGAACCTGCCGTGAGTGATAATGATTCACAGGATTGGGCTGGTCTTGGTGGTCATATTCCACATGCTGCTGATCATGGTGAACCTGATCGGCTTCTTCGTCCTGCCCTTCCTGTCCATGATCGTCCCGGCGATACCGTTCTGGCTGTCGGTGTTCTTAGTGTCCCCGCTGATGTGCATCATCGTCATCATGGCCTTCAGCCGTGAGCCTTGCCCCATAACGCGGTGGGAGAACTACCACCGCGAAAGGCTCGGCCTGCCTGAGGTCAAGGGGTTTATCCGCTACTACTTGATCAAGCAGAAATGGAGACGGCAAGGAGTCCAAGATGAGAACGGTCTACACGCTGACGGGCACGGTAGCCAGGGACGTGCCCTACCGGGACGCCGTGGGGGTGAGACAGGGGTATCGGATCAAAAAGGGCGAGCGGGTGATTTTTGAGTTCCGCCACGGCAGGCAACTCGTCAACGCCACCAACGACACAACCGGCAAGACGGAGACGGCCCACGCCGGCTTCTTCAAAAACGAGGTCGAGGACATCCGGGTCGTCCCGGTGGACGCCAACCCCAGCCTCTGGGAGTTCGCCCACGACGTGAGGCAGAACCGCTACGTCACCACCGAGGCCGAGGCCCTGGGTCGTCTGAGGATGCTCTTGGAGTTCGACTACGAGTTCCTCGACGCCGAGCTTGAGGGGTTCGTGGCCCAGTTCAACAAGGAAAAGGCCAATGGTGATCAAGATCGGGTGCCCGGTGACGAGCGAGTTCGGTGAGGGCTAAGGAGGTGATGATGCAGTTCGTGTACAAGAGGGACGGCGAAGAGTACGTCTACGCCGTGGACGGCGAGACGCGGTTCAGGGCTGAGGAGATCGCCATCGCCTACACTGAGCATGACTCGGACGAGCCGGTGCTGGCGACCCTGCACAAGCACGGCCCGGCGGACGCGGTTCAGGACTGGTACAGGGAGAAGAGGCCGGTCTTCGACCGCATCGGCTTCCGGCTGAAACTGATTTCGTCGTCCGAGTGGGACGCCGACGACCTCGACCGCTTCATCAACTGCACCGGCTACCTGGGCGTCTGGCTCAAGAGGCAGGGAATCTACGAGGGTGCTGCCGTAGCTAACCATCATGAGCAACTACTACAGCCTTCTGGGGCTGGAGCAGGGTGCGACCGAAGCGGAGATCAAGAAGGCGTACCGGGAGATGGCACGGAAGTACCACCCGGATCGTAACCCAGGTGACAAAGGGGCCGAGGACACGTTCAAGCGTGTACAGGAAGCCTATGCCACCCTGTCTGATCCAGTCAAGCGTGGCCCCTACGACTCCAAGCTGCCCAAGAAGAAGCCGGTCAAGCCCGGCAGGAAAGAGTCAAAGCCTTCCGTGGAGCGTACCCCCGGCAGCATGTCGGTGGCCGACGCACCGCCGTCGCCCGTTGACCTGTGGGGCCAGCCCATCAACCAGGCCCGCAACGGCTTCAGGGACACCTTCTCAGGGCAGTACGAAAGCGGCGGTCAGCCCTCGATCCGCTGACGCACCTCTAGCCACTCGCGGAAGGACAGGAATCCCTCGTCCTTCCGCTTCTTCCTCTTCTTAGGCTTGTCCTCGTCCTCGTACTTCTTCTTTTTCCTCGGCGTGCCCGGTTCCAGGGTTGAATCGTCGGGCATCGGCTTGTAGTGTGGTTTGTTGCCCTTGTTCTTCATCGACCAGGCCAGGGCATACGGGTTGTCGATCTCCGGGTGGCGTTGCAGCATTGCCTTGACGGTGCCGCTCCAGCCGGGGGGTGCTACTTCGTTGCGTCTCTCCATGCCCGTAGCTAGAAGTTACACGGAAAATTACTTGCTTGACGGGGTGACCGAACCCGGCTAGAATCCTGACCATGCAAAACGCCGCGACCACCCCTCTGGATCAGTTGCTTGTCGAGGTCGCCGCGAGGGCCGACGCCCGCAACGGCGAGGTCGTCCGCCGCGTCATCTCCTTCTGGGAAAACCCGGCCAACTGGGTGTCGGACTTCCCCGACATCGACCGCGACTACACGCCCGCCGTGGCGAAGTACCTGCGGGACCAGGCCGGCGAGAAGCGGTGCCGCTTCATGGCGATGGTTGACCAGGCCATCGGCCTGGACGATCAGGTCCAGAGGCACTACGACAAGATGTCGTGGAACCGCGAGTGGGAGTTGCGGCTGACCGAACTGGTGAGCCGCCGCTGGGCCACATGGACGGCCCTCGCGGACGGCAAGGCGGGACACGCCTGCGGCAGGTGCTACCAGTGCTTCGGCATCACCCACAACGGTCGCTCACTCATCGCCTACGAGGAGATGATCAGGGACTACGTCGAGGAGATGAAGAACGCCGTCCACGACATCGCCCGCCCCCGCGACTTGCTGGAGAAGATCACGGTCAAGGTGGCTGGCGACCAGTGGCTTAGGGAGCGTCTCCCCGATGATCGAGGTGATACAGGCCGAGGTTCAGCGGAGGCTGACTCAGGACAACCACAAGGTGCTGGAGAGGGTGATCCGCCGAGCGGAGGCGGTGGCTGGTATATGCCATGAGTCCGCCAGCCTGTACCTCGCCTACAGGAGGTGGCTCATCTGGCAGGGCTACGGCAGCGTCTGCCGGGGCGATTCCTGTAACAGCCTGGTCATCCCGCCCCACCCTGAGTACGACTGTCACTTCCGGTGCCTGGGCACGGTGCTGGAAGACCTGAAGTCGTGGGATTTGCGGAGGAAGATCAAGGGGGACTGCGGTTGTGTGGCCTGCGTGCTGCTGGAGCCTGTCCCTAAGCCCGTTAGGCCGTTTGAGTACTGGCCCAACAGCTTGAACGTGGTGGGGTTCGTCACCAACTACGACGTGTTCCCCCTGTTCAACGCCGTGGAAGGAATCGCCTGGCTCTTCAAGGAGATTGACCGTGAGCTTGAACCGACGTGAACTGCTCGGCCTGGTCCCCGCCGCCGGCCTGGCTCTGCTGGCCGACCCGACCAAGCTGCTCGCCAGCAAGGGCGAGGCTCTGCCCAGCGACGACCTGATGAGGGAGTACAAGAACCACATCGCCATCAAGGAGGGGGTCGCTGCGAGGTGGGCCAGGACGGGCCTGCTCGACGGTATCGAGTGCCCGCACCTGGCCCGCGAGATGGGCGTCCTGCTGGAGAACCAGCGTCTCTTCAACGAGACGCTGGAGGACGATGACGACCTCCACATGCCGGCCAAGGTCAAGCGGATCTCTATCCCGCTGGTCCGCCGGGGCTACGTCCACCCGCTGCTCACGACCCTGGCCCCCATCGTCGCCATGATGGGGCCTTCCGGCCCCACCTACTGGTGGCAGGACGGGAAGATCGTCACCGGGGCCGGCGTGGGCATGCCCAAGCAGACGCTCCTGGGGCCGGTGCCGGCGGACCACACCGTCCCCGGCACCGCCAAACTCAGGTCCGTGCTGGAGATCAGCGACGGCGACGACGTGGCGTGGAACGACCTCTCCCCCGAGGAGAGTCGTGCCCGCATGAACGCCGAGGCCAACATGACCGCCATCATCGCCCAGATGAACGCCTGGGACATGATCGAGGCGACGGTCAAGGCGTGCCGCCAGGTCGCCGGCACCACGCACAAGGGCGACGACGCTCAGTTGCTGGTGCGTCTGGCTGGCAACCACCTCAAGGCGATCTACCCCACCGGCATGAACTGGGTCGTGGCCTCGCAGGACTTCGCCCTGGACCTGTACTCCAAGGTGGACGACGCCTGCCGCCGCGTCTTCCACGTCGAGCCGCCTGAGGGGATGTCCCCCGACGAGTTCATCGCCAGGTTGAGGGAGCAGTTCCGCAAGGCCAAGGCCGAGGGCTACAGGCAGGTCGAGCGGTACTACAAGTACGGGGAGAAGGTCGAGGGGGCCGATCTGTGGGTGGACCGCGAGGCCGAGGGCTGGTGGGCCGTCGCCGGTGCCTTCCCCGGCAGCGTCCTGCCCGGCCCGGCGGACCTGAGGATGCTCTACGCCGGCCTCCAGTTCTGCCCCTACGTCCCGATCTCCACGACCGGCATGCGGATCGCCGGGCTGAACGAGTCCAAGGGCATCCGCTACAGCTTCTACACCCGCTACGGCTGGGGCTACCACCCCAACGCCGCCAGCTTCTTCGTCAACATGCAGAAGGGGTGACCGTGGACGACCACCTGCCGCCGCGTCTGAGGAAGGCCAGAGAACGCGACCGCAAGCTGCACCCGAACGACGCGGTCGGCAGGGTCTGGGACGAGATCGCCGCCCTCCTGGGCGATGGCTACCACGCCGACTCCAAGGTGACGATCACCCACGGACAGAAGTCGGTCGAGGTCTACGCCTACTCGCTGCTCGGCCTGGACGCCCTCCTGGCCGAGTACGAGGATGAGGAGTTCCACAACTGGCGGGAGCGGGGCAAACCCATCCCGCCGACACCCAAGTTCCATGACGGGTTTGAAGGCGATCTGATGAGGGCCATCGCCGGCGTCCTGACGGACAGGATGCCCTGGCTGAACCACCAGATGACGCGGTGGCCGTGCAGGCAGGATCGTGACGACTTCATCGGCTTCGCCGCCGGTGCCGTCGTGCGGGTTCTGATCGGCCTGAAGAACAAGGCCGTCGCCAAGATGAACGAAGTTGTCCCTGAGGAGAAGATCAGGGAGGAAGCGTACCTGGCCTGGGAGAAGGCCAAGGAAGCGAACCCCGGCCTGCCGCCGGGCGACGGGAAGGACTTCTGGCTCGCTGCGGAAGCGAGATTGAAGATCCAGAGATTGAAGGAGGCCCTACAGGAGTGCCTCCCAGTCCATGACACGAAGGAGTGAACGCAGTGCCTGACCCGACGACGACGACCGACTTCGCCGCCTCCATCAGCGAGGGCGTGGCGGCGAAGCTGGCCGAACTGAACCCGACCATCAAGGACAAGGTGGTCGAGATCAAGGTGGAGGAGGAACTGGGCAGGAGGACGGAACTGGTCCTCAAGGCCCTGACCAAGCTGGACACGCTGGAGAAGGACGCCGCCAAGATCAAGCCGGACCAGATCATCAAGGACGCCCAGACCGGGGCGGTGATCCAGCAGGGCATGTCGCCCCAGAAGTGGAGCGAGAAGGAGAAGGCCGAGAAGGCACTCAAGGAGATGAAGGAAGCCCTGGCCCAGGCCCTGACAGACGGCAAGTACGACGCCCTCAAGAAGCAGGTCGAGAAGGGCGGCGGCAAGGACTCAGAGGGACAGTGACACCTGGGCCTTCCCAGGGAAACTCGGGTACACCTTACCCCCCTTCCGCCCCAGGACGAGGATGGAATCCAAGTCCAGGCTGAAGGGGGGCTTAACACCTTTGTGGCGACGACAAAGTGAGAGGAGGTAGTCATCGCCAACATCGAATGAGTGGGCTACGACCATGTAGGGGTAGGCGACCGGGATGCTCGCGGGGGCGGACACCCTCACGGCAGCCATGTAGTCGTCAACGATGACGCTCTCCACCGCCAGGCCGACATCCTGCCCCCACTGAAGGGCGGGGTTCGACATCATCTCCCTTGTCACCGGCCTGGTGACGACGAGATGGCTGGCACGGCCCATCCAGCGGCTCTTCGGGTGATTCCCCGAGGTCCACTGGTAGACCGCACGGAGTAGCTCACGCTGCGAACCGGAGGACAGCCAGCAGGCGGCGAACTCGTACTCGCTGGGGTCCGGTTTTTGCATGTCATCGTTCATTGCCCTATCTAGCCCCGTTTGCAGGAGCTTTAGACATGGGAGAAACCACCGTGCTACTGACCCGCGATGTGCCCCAGGTTGAGAGCGTGGAACAATGGCTGGCCTACGACGACTCGGGGCACACACAGACCATTCTGGCCGAGGTGGTAGCCAAAAAATACGAGGTCTACAACGCCTGGCTCAAAACGGGACTGGCCCCTGAACAGGCGATCCTGGCCCAGAACATGCACACCATGTGGGTGATCGACACGGCGGTCCTGATGGAGAACCAGCGACTCTTCAATGAGATGTGGCCCACCCACCCCTGGTTCGCCCGACTCTCACTGCCGACCATCCTAACGATGTGCAGGAACTCGACCCTCAACAGCATCGTCAGCACCTGGGCGATGATCAGGCCGACGAGTTACGGCTCCTTCTGGCAGGACTTCGACGGCAAGCTCACCATCACCGAGCCGGTGCAGTCTCAGGTGATCCCGTACAACCACGTCTGGCACATCCCGGTCCCCCAGGATGTCCGCAAGCCGTTCACCGTGGAGAATGATGCCGAGATCGCCGCCCAAACCGCGTTCGCCATCATCGACCGGCAGGTCTGCATGATCATGGAGGTGATCAAGAAAGACCCCGGCTTCCACTTCTCGGGCGACTTCGCCACCACACTGCCCCTGGCCTGCAAAGCTATCCAGGGCAAAGTGGGCGGACTGCCGACCTGGGCATGTGGCAAGCAGACGACCCTAGATGGGCTGACGCAGATGCCCGGCGTGTCGCTGGTGCCGTGCCCGGTAGCCGACGAAAACGAGTTGTTCGTCGGCTACCGGGGCAGCTACACCTACGAGTCAGGCATCTGCCTGCACCAGTACGTCCCCCTCGTCCCGGCGAACCAGACCAAGGGGGTAGACATCTCCATCCCGGTATACGGCAGGTTCGCCATCACCGTCAGGCCCGACGTGGGCAAGTACTACTTCGCCCACCTCACCCGCTAGAAGGGGATGTCGTCGCCGTACTTGTCGTTGAGGTAGTACTCGTTCACCTTCGGCAGGCCGATCTCCTCGACCTTGTTGAAGAGTGCGAGTTGGTGACTCGGGTCGATCAGCGAGCCGACGCTGATCGGCCCATGCCAGTGGACAATCTCGCTCATCGCCAGGTTCTTGTCGCGGTCGTATAGGCACTCGGCGTAGAAGCCGACTTCATCACCCGTCCGCGTCCGGTGGCCGTAGCCACCCCAACCGTCGAGCATGGTCGAGACACGGACCACCTCCAGCGTGTCGATCTTGACACGCCTGTCCTCGCCAGCCATACCCCGCAGGGCGATATACACCTTGTCTTGCTGCTGAGTGTCCATGCGACACCTCCTTTCAGCAACAGGTTAGCCGGGGCATCTCCCCTGTCAATGAAGGAGGAGGCCCCAGATCAGCCAGCCGAGGCCAAGACCCAAAGCAAAAATGAGGACGACGAACAACCCGCAGCCGATCACAGCCCTCTGAGCCACTCTCTCCAGATTACGATCACCGAACATGGTCCTCTCCTTTGCCCTACAATCACCTGTAGGAGGTGAGTATGGCTTTCATCAGAATCAACATGCCTTTCGTGACGGAGCCTGGCGAGCCGCCGGCCCCTCAGGAGTTGGTCGATCTTGTCGTCGGCAAGATGAGGAACTGGCTGTCGGAGAGGGGCCTTGAGGGCGAACTCGACGTTCTGGACAAGGACGGGACCAAGATCCCCAGCCTGAAGGTTCTCAAACCGGCAGAGTGGGTCAGGGAGGACATGCAGGCGTTCGCAGCCCAGGCCGGCGAACACCTCAAGAGTATCCTGGCGGAACTGGGCACCGAGGGCGAGGAGCCTGAGGCCCAGGCTCAGTAGTCCCAGCGGCTGCTCTTCATCTTGTTGGCGAGGTCGCGGACCTTGTCGAGGTTGTCGCGGAAGAAGCGGGCCGCGTTCTTGGCGTGTTTCTGGACGACCTCCTTGGCGAGGTCCGCGATGGCATGACGCCGGCGGACGTAGTCGTCCACCAGTCTAGCCGGGGCGTTCCGCAGCATCCCCAGCAGCGTGACGCCGTCGTAGAGCTTACGGTAGCGTCCGTGGTCGGCCTCCCCCTCGTTGCCGTCGTACTGGAAGCAAGGACGAACGTCCGACAGGGCCGAGCCGACGCGGCGGCTCAACTCCTCCAGAATCGCCGGACGCATCATCTTGTGGACCGCCCTGATCAGCTTCCCCCTCATGTAGTACAGGGTCCGCTTGTTGATCAGATGGGTGCTGGTCTGGATGGCGTTGGACAGCGACACGTCCATCGCCTTACTCATCTCACTGTCCACCACGTTCCGCACGTCCCAGGTAACCCAGACGGCCCGGTGGCTGTCCCAGTCCAGGGTGTAGCTGATGTCGTGGTTCTTGTGCATGTGACGCCACAGGTACGCCTGCCACACGCTGTCGATGCTGTCGCTGAGATCCTCGTCGGCGTTCAGCCTCAGGCCGTCCCCCAGGTACTGTGAGGCCAGGGAGTAGCCCAGGCCGGACAGTTCGCGGTCCTCCTCGTCGTAGCGGGCACCGTTGTGGTCAAGTTCAGCCGCCTCCAGACAGAGCTTGATGTAGTCCCACAGGCCGGAACTGCCCGACCCCAGGGCCTCGACCTTGTCGGCCAACCCCAGGATCTGCTCCTTGACCCATTCCTTGAACTCAGGCTTCTTGTAGGAGTGGTTGTTGACAAGATGCAGGTACTTGATCAGCCGGGGCAGGGTGGAAGCCTTAGCCACGACCTCCTGGGCCACCGTCAGTAGCAGGTCGTCGTCCACCGGCTCAGGCAACGCCGGTTTAGGCTCCGTCCGGTGCGTGGTCCTACGCTCGTTCTCGTAGCGAACGTGGCTCTCGATCTGGGTCAGTTTCTCCCACATCTCCTCAAGGTCGCGGAACTTCATCGACGGGACAAGTTCCAGCACCAGGGCCTTGAGGTCGAAGAGAAGGTTGCTGACGATGGGTTCCGCCGAATCGGAGTGGCCCATGTCGTCAAAGACGTTCAGGACGACGCGGAGGATCTCCTTCTTGCCCTGTCCGTCAGCCAGGTCCACCATCTCCTGGGTGAAACGGGACAGGTACTCGGGCGGGCGGACGTTCTCGGGGACCGCGTGGTCCTTGTCCAGCAGGCTCAGGACCAGGCCACGGAGTTGGTCGCTGGCGAGGTCGGCCAGGTCGAAATTGATTTCCTCCATGTAGCCGCCGCCGACGACCTTCTTGACGTAGGGAGACACCAGCAGGGCACAGATGGCCGGGTGGTAGACGCTGGTCGGCTTGGTGTTGCCGACGCCCTTCATCTCCCCCAACTCACCGTTGTTGCAGATGAACGTCAGGTGGACGCGGTCTTCGGCGTCCCTGAGGGACAGGATGTTGTCGCCCTTCCTCTTGCCGGCGTTGCCGCAGTGACCGCCGGCGGCTCCCTCGGCACGGCTGTAGCCGCAGCCGAGACTCTTCCACGTCCACCCGGTCCAATTCTCATGTGCCCAGTGCTGCTGATCACCCCTGGGCAGCGAGAGGATCACCTCGGGGTGGTGGCTGAAGAGTTCGTAGACGACCCTCTCCACCTCCACGATGACGTGGCCGAGAGGCCCTTTGTCGAACTTGCGGTCGGAGAAGGCAAGTTGGCGGTGGTAACGCTGGGAGTCGGCAGTGATCTGGGTACGGCTGTAGGAGGTCGAGTTCAGGCGGCTGCGGAGGGCGTTGTCGTTGGCGTAAGCCGTTAGGTAGGCCCCCAGCGTGTCCCAGTCGTCGCGGAACTTGGCCGGGACCGTGTCGAGGCTGACCTTCTCCATCCCGTACAGCCAGGAGAAGTAGGCGGCGAGGCTCTCAATGAAGCGTGCGTTCAGACCCCCGACCTGGCCCAACGCCTGGCGGACGGCTTGTTTGACCGAGCGGATGTACTCGGAAGTCAGTTCGTTGCGGGCCATTGCGGCTACTGACACTGCCTCTTTGACCTGAAAGAACTCACGGAAGTTAATAGTTGGCATCCCTCTGACCGTGTCCTTCATACCCGTTATGTAGACCTGCGGAGTGCCTTAGACAGTCGCCGTAGCCACTATCTAGCACGACGGACGTACTCAGCGGTCAGCTTGATCGCCTCCTTAACGAACTTCACCCGGTCGGACAACTCTGCCTGGCCGGGAACTTCTAGCGTCAGCACCGGGACGCCCAGGTCCGCGAGCTTGTCCTCGACGGTGCGGCGGTTGACGTGCGGGGGTTTCACCAACCCATCCTTTATCTGAGCGTACTCGGGGAACCAAGGTTCGCCTTCTTTCGGCTTTTTCGGCTCGGGGATCGGCTTCTGGATGGTGAAGTACTCCTCGGCGGCGTCTCGGACCTTCTCGGCCAACGACTTGCAGCGGTTGTAGTAGGCGTAGAACCCCTTCAGGTCGGGGTCTTCGTGGAGCGACAGGGCGAAGCGGATCTCCTCGCCGTCGAAGCTCCTCAGGATCTGCCAGGAGTCCTTCTCCTTGTCCCTGGTGTAGAAGGTCCGGTTGATGTCTTTCCCTGTGCGGTCCTTCCGCTCGTTCCTTTCATACCCTGCCGCGTTCAGCAGAGGGTAGGCCAGAATCCTGACCTTCTCGTCCGGGTTGTCCTCCAAGTATTCCAGCGTCCCCAGGGGGCCTGACTTCTCGTTGCCGTGGTGGCCGGCGAGGACGAGCAAGGTGGCCTCGCCCGAAATCGAATTGGCCTCGATGCGGTAGACGGGGAAGCGTTCGGTGCCGGCGACGATGTCGCCGCCCAACTTCTTCATGCGGTTGAGCAGGTGGCTCAACTGCGGGGGGCTGGTCATGTTGATGAACGAACGGAAGCCTTTGAGCATGACCTATCTAGTTGGCGGGAGGGCGGCTATAATCGCCCGCCGACTCAATGAGGTTAGCCATGACAGCCGCCAAGATCGTCGTCAACAACGACTTCTCCTTCATCACCGAGGCCATTCCCGGCCTCCACCAGAAGCTGTGGAAGGCCCTCAGGAAGAGGGCCAAAGACTACTTCTTCCACCCCCTCTACCGTCAGAAGAAGTGGGACGGCTTTATCGACTTCTACGGCAAGACCACCGGCAGGTTCATGACCGGGCTGCTGCCTGAGGTCGAGGCCGCTCTGGGCGTCTGGGAGGTTCCCTACGAACTGGACGACCAGCGTCCGCCCATGCACTTCCGGCAACAGACCATCGATGAGAACTTCTTCAACTGCTTCCTGCCCCAGTCAGGCCTGTGGCCGGACGGCAGCGAGGCCAAGCCGATCACCCCACGCGACTACCAGATCGACCTGACCGCCAAGGCGATCATGCTCCACCGGGGCATCATCCAGGCCCCTACGAGGGCCGGCAAGTCCCTTATGATGGTCGGCCTGGCCCACTGCCTGCCGCCCAACACGCCGATGTTGTTCACCACCAAGCAGTCCTCGCTGGTGCTGCAAATCTACGAGGATCTGGTCAAGTGGGGCGTCCCCAACGTCGGCATGGTCGGCGGCGGCAAGAACAAGCCCGACGTGATCACCTGCTGCACCCTGGACTCGCTCCACAAGCTGGAGAGGCTGTTCCCTTTCATCCGCGTCCTCATCGTGGACGAGTGCCACAAGATGATGACCAAGAAGGCCAAGGCGTGCTACCGGGCCTGCAAGAAAGCCAACGTGCGTCTCGCCTTCAGTGCCACGCCCTTCAAGTTCAGCGAGCGTGACCCCGACAACCCTAAGCCTACTGAGGGCGATCAGGTCCAGAAGTTCATGCTCAAGGGGTTCTTCGGGCCGATCATCCTCACGTCCACCACCGAAAGTGGTTTGCTGACGACCAAGGAGCTTCAGGAGCGTGGCATCCTAAGCAAGTCCAACTGCACCTTCTACAAGATCAAGGAGCCTAAGCTCCCCTACGCCCTCTACGCCGACGCCGTCAACCAGGGCATGGTGGAGTCGCACCATTTTCATCAGGTCGTCCGCAGCCTGGTGAAGACTCTCAAGGGGCGGACCCTGATCCTCGTCCAGAGGGTGCCCCACGGCGAGATCCTGTCCAAGATGATCCCAGGGTCCATCTGGGTCAGCGGCAAGGACACCCTGAAGAACCGTAAGCAGGTCATCAAGATGCTGTGCGAGAGCGAGTCGGCGGTCGCCATCGCCACGCAGCAAATCTTCAATGACGGCATCACGGTCAAGATCCACAACCTGATCAACGCCGCCGGCGGCAAGGCGAGCCACGACATCACCCAGAGGCTGGGGCGTGGTCTGGGCACCGCTGACGACAAGGACAGCCTGGAGTACTACGACTGGAAGTTCGACGGCGTGAACCCCTACCTCGATGACCACAGCGACGACCGTATCAGGATCATCGGCAACGAGGGCCACAACGTCACGGTCAAGGAGATCGACTTCCCGGTGGCTTAGGCCCCGGTTAGCCTGTGATGAGTTCCACCAGGGCCTTGACGCCCAGGTAGGTTGCCAGGAACAGGATCATGAAGGTCAGGACGACCACCTTGTTCAGTGTCATGATCCACAGGAGGGACAGGAACGATTCGGCCCTGTTCTCCAGAAACGCATTCAGCCCGCAGCCCGGCTCGGGCCGGGACCACATCCTCTTCCAATGGTACGCATAGAGCCGGCAAAAGGCACGAATCACGGCAGAAGGGCTTTTAGATTATAGAGGTCGTAGGACATGAACTTGGCCCACTCCTCGTCGTTGTCCTCGACCGTCTGCGTGTCCTTGATGAACTGGCCCAGGAACTCGGAGTACTCGTCGCCGTAGTGGCCCAGTAGTTCCTCGCCGGCGGCGATGTCCCTGAGGAAATAGTAGACGATCTGGGTGGCGTGCTGACTCCGCTTGGCGAAGCCTTTGTCCATGCAGCGGATCTCGACGTTTTGTTTGTTGCGGTCCTGGGTGTGGTTGACCAGCCCGGCGAAGCCCAGCGGCACGATGACCGACTTCTTGTCCGGGGCCAGGAACTTGTAGCGGTCGGCGTAGCGGCTGCACTTCTCGCTGAGGCCGTCCACGCGGACGCCGATGACTTCCAGCCAGTCGCCGGCTTTGAGGTCTTCTTTGGCGAAGCAGCCGAGTCCGGCCTCAGGGATGGTGGACCTGTCGATGTAGTACCTCAGGTCCGTCTCCTGAACGTACATCATTGGAACACCTCCTCGTTGACCTCGATCAGGCCCTCCTCCAGGGCGTGGTTGATCTCGGCCAGTGTGACCGGCCTGCCGATGAAATCCCCGAAAGACTGGGTCAGGTGGGTGATGATGTTGCCGACGATGCCCCGCATGATCTTAGGGTCTGACCCGTACATGAGGACCGCCTTGCGGATCGCAGCCTCATCCGGCCCCCAGTCGAATGCCTCGTCTCCAACGACTATCACCCGCCCGTACTCGGGGAACTCCTCGATGTAGATCGACTTGATGCTCACCGTGCCTTCTCCGTGGTGACGATCTGGACCTGCATGCGGCCCTGGGGGAACGGCCCCTCCCACGCCACGTTTCGGTTGACGATCCGGTGCCCGCCAGCGGCGACGACCTGCTCCAGACGCTGTTTTGTGACGAAGACGTGGTGGAAGTCGGTGCCGTTATCGATGTCGCGGTCGGTGATCTGGATGTCGAACACCGCCCTGGGTGCCAGGCTGAGGAGCAGCATAAGAACGTCGTCGCACTCATGCAGGCCGAAGTGCTTCAGGAAGGCGAAACAGCAGGCCAGGTCGAACTCGCCGTGGTTCTCTTTCAGCCAGGCCGGGCTGATCTCCCGCACGTCGCGGTAGACAAAAGTGCGGTCAGGCCGGTTCTTGCCTTTGGCCCAGCCCAGGAAGGTCGGGTTCTTGTCGAAACCGACGTAGCGGACGCCGGCAGGCAGTTCCCTGGCAATCCAGCCAGAACCGCAGCCCAGTTCCACCACGCTCTTGGCGTTGAACTCGGACAGGGCGAGTTCAAGCTGGGCATAGTTCCGCTTGTACTCCTTGACCTCGTCCCAGGCTTTCTCCTCAGCGATGGCGAGGTCGCCAACGTAGTACTCAGAGATGTCCTTCATTACCACCCTCTCTTTGCTATTTCATCGAAGACGTAGTCCACGTCGTGCTTGCCATAGATGAGTGGCATGTGCTTGCCTTGTGCGATCATTTCAGGGCTTGCCCACGCCGACGCCATCGACTCCTCAAAGCTGGCGTAGAAGTGGGGAGAGATCGAGTCCCCCTTGGCCCTCCAGAAGATGCCAACCGGCACGCCCAGGTAGTTGGACACGATCCCGATGCCGGACTGGTAGGAGATGACGAACCTGGCTTTCTTCAGGGCCGCGTAGGTCTGGCCGATGCCCCAGAAGCCGATGTGGTCCTCCCAGGGTTCGTCCAGCAGCGGCTTGATCACGTTGTCATAGTAGTCGCGTTCGTGTTCACTGCCGACGACCATGATGCGGCACTTGTACTTCCGCTTGAGCCGCCGCCCAAGCTCCACCCAGTCGTGCGGCTTCCAGATGGAGTTGCGGTTGTGCCCGGCGACCGTGTTGCTCGCCCTGGACCCCAGGAAGAACACGACGTAGTTGTCGCCCAGGCCCTGGGCAAGCAACTCCTCCTCGGGCCTGAAACTGAAACTGCCCATAGCTTTCCAGTTGATGGCGAACTGAGGCAGCCAGTTCTCCAGCCGGATTCCCCTCTCTAGGGCGGCGTTGGGCATGAGGACGTAGTCGATGCCAGGCAGGGTGGTATAGCCGTCTGGGATGTAACGGAAATACCCCTGAGCGTCGGCGGGATCGCCCGGCAGCAGCACCGGGCCGACCTGACCTTGGCTCAGGGGTATTCCGTACATCTCGGCTGACCGGACGAAGCTGAAGCGACGGACGAAATCCAACGCCCTGGCCTCGGCCTTGTTGGTGGGGTCGATACAGGCGATCTTCACATGGATGGCATCGGCACCAAGCTGCCTGGCGGCGTCCTCGATCTTGAGCAACGCCCAGACGGTGTCGCCAATGCCTTGCGGGGTCAGGAAGTTCATGCCCTTATGTAGTGGCGGGCGGCTCCTGACGCTTCTTGCTCCAGTACAGGTTCAACATCGTATCCAGGGTCACCTCGCCCTTGCCCCTGGCCTCGGCCAGCACCTCGGCGGCGAAGCGGGGCCTCTTGTTTTTGTCCGCGAAGGCGTCCCAGCACTTCAGGCAGCGGGTTTTCCACCAGCCGGTGGACGAGTAAGGCATGGTATCCTCGCGGCTGCCGCAGTCCTCGCAGGTCGTCTCCGACTCTTTCTCGTACCCCTCGATGATCTCGTAGAGCGTGTCATCGCCGCCCTCAAAGTAGACCCTCAGGGAGGCAAACTTCTCCTTGATCTGGGCGAACCGGAAGTCGAGTTCCGGCCTGTCCTTGACGTACTCCTCGATTCTCTCGCACATCCGCCAGATGATGTCGAACCAGCCGGCGTCGTGTTCGATGCCGAACATCATGCGGTTCGTCCGCAGGTTGCGGAAGAAGGAGGGGAACCTGTCGGCCAGCTTCTTTTCCAGTTCGCGGTCCATGACGCACCTCAGAGTTTCTTGCCACAGTGGGGGCAGTGGCGAATCCAGATCCACCCCCCACCCACTATATCAGAAAGTCTGATCCCCCACTTCCCCCTGGCGAACTTCTCGTACCGCACTTCGTACAGGCACGACTTGGTCCTGTAGTCGAAGGCATCGCAGCAAGGTTTGAACCGCTTGGGCACCCTCTGCGTGCCGTCCAGGCACTCGTCGTTGGTGACGTGGTGAATCCTCTTGTTGGCCTCTTCGTTCATGACTCCTCACTAACTGTGAATATGCCCATCGCCTTGATCACGTCAGCCTCCTCAATCGTCTCCTTGCCGGACCAGCCGAAGTGCAGCGTTCCTAGTTGAGGGTGCCAGCCCCTGTAGTAGCGTCGGACCCTCATGAAACAGCCGCTCTGGGCGATTACCTCGGTGCCCACGATCTCAGGCTTGTCGTTCACGGTCGCCTCCTTTATCAGGACGCGGGATTGTAAACGGTCGTCCTGAGCCATAGCTAGGCTAATTAGACCTTCAACCAAGGAGGAAGGATGAGGAAGTTCGGTTGGAAGCCATCGCCGGTGAAGTTCAAGTTCACCCAGGCGGTGGCCCCCGTTGGTATGGCCCCGCCGCCCGCTCGGTGGGACATCGGCAAGTACTTGCCGCCCGTCTACGATCAGGAAGACCTCGGCTCCTGCACGGCCAACGCCAGTGCGGCCCTGGCCCAGACCCTGATGAACGTCCTGGGAAGGAAGGTCTTCCGCCCCAGCCGCCTGGCCCTGTACTACTGGACCCGTCTCAGGGAGGGCAACGTCGAGGAGGACACCGGATGCTCGGTGGCCGACGCCTGCAACACGTTGTTCCTCAACGGCGTGCCCAACGAGGCGAAGTGGGCCTATGACACCAAGAAGTTCACCGAGGAGCCGCCGATCAACGTCGCCCGGCTCGCCATGCAGCACCGCACCCACGCCCCCGAGTCGGTGAAGCCGGACGCCCCGTCCATCGAGGCGATGATCGCCCAGAACCACCCGGTCGCCTTCGGCTTCTGGGTGTTCAAGTCGTTCGACAACGTCGGCTCGGACGGCCTGGTGCCCATGCCCAAGAGGGACGAGGAGAAGTACGGCGGTCACGCCGTCTGCATCGTCGGCTACGACAGGGACAAGCAACTGTTCAAGGTGAGGAACAGTTGGGGCACCGAGTGGGGCGACAAGGGCTACTGCTACATGCCCTACAAGTTCGTCATCAACCGGAGGATCTCCGAGGACTTCTGGGTCGTCCGCGACCTGAAGTGGTAAACGAAGAGGGCCGGGTGGTTAGCCGCCCGACCCTCAGTCTTTCAGCAGAACCGCGATTCCCACTTGCCGTCGCGTTCGTAGGAGTCGAGCATCAGGTCGTACCTGCTGCTGTCCGTACATCCCTTCAGGCGGATCAGGTTGCCGTCCTCGACCCGGTCCACCCGGACCCACTCGCCATCGGTCAGGACGATCTTGTCGCCCGGCTCGGGCATCTTGTCGATCTCGACCTCGCGGCGTGCCTGGAAGCCGCCGTCGCGGCAGTTCCACTCCTCGATGAGGTAGGTCTTCATTCCTGCTCCTCGCGGGTTCGGACCCGCAGTTACTCCTGCTCCTCAAAAGCCTCCTGGGCACGCCTGAGTTCGTTCAGCACCGACTCAAGCTGGAGGACGTAGTTCTCCACGTCTTCCGAGTTGCCGAAGGTGATGTGGACGTTGCCGAGGACGGGACCGCTGTTCCATCCGTGCCCGGTGTGGTTGTCGTAGCTCAATTTGACCTGGGTCAGTTTGCCGCCGGCCATCGTCTTCTGGACGCTGACCGAGGGCAGGGCCGACGTTGCGTTCTGAGGTGACATGCCCATCACTGCTCGCCTCCGTAGGTCTTCTCGACCTCATCAATGGCCTTGATGGCGTTCTGAAGCTCGTTCCTGTAGTGAAGGAGCGTCTTTTTGTCGTTCAGGTTGACCTTGCCATCGTGAAGCTGGCGGAACTGGATGGTCAGCGTCTTGGGGTTAGGTCCGTCTGAGGTGATGGTCGTCACCACGGACGGCAGGCGGTCCTCGGGCCTGCCGGGGCAGCCGGTCAGCAGGACGGCACACAGGGCCAGCAACGCGGCCCCCAGGGTCTTCTTCATCACTCCTCCTTGTCGTCTTCCTTGGTCGGGTCGATCTTGCCGTTCTCGTAGTCGGCGTAGCAGGCGGGGCACAAATCGATTTCCTCGTTGGGAATCGGGGCGAGCTTCAGGAGCTTCAGGGACACCTCGTTGAAGCAGTAGTCGCAGTGACCCCCGCTGCACGTCTCGCCCTCCACATCGACGTGCTGAATCTTCTGGCCCTTGAAGAACCCCCAGAAAGCCAGATCCCCGGTGTGGAAGTAGTGGTAGCCGTTGTGTTCGGAGGCTACCAGAAGCCACTCGCCGTACCTCCAGGCCAGGGCGTGGCGGAACGTCAGGGCGGTGCCGTCCTCATGGTTGACCTGAACGATGGAGTCTCCGAACACCGGGGCCGTCAGCTTCATCCTGCCGATGATCTCTTCGCACAGTTTCTGGTTCATGTGTGTACCTAGGGTGGTGGCCTGACGGCAAAATCCGTCGCCCGTATAAACCACGAATACGCCGTTGCATAGTTACGGCGGCGAGGGAGCGTGGGGGCCACCCCAAATCACTTTCCAGGGCAGTTCGGGGAAGGCCACTCAGCCGCCAACCAATCCGGCAATCCGGGGGTAACCCTGGTGACCTTAACCTTCTCCAGTTCCGCGTGCAAGCCAGTCTCGGCCCGAATCCTCTTCATAGCCGTCTTGAGCTTCTCCGGGTCGAACGGCGGCTTGGGCAGCATGTACCAGTGCCCGTCGTTGACGTAGTCCTCGTAGCACCAGCCCCTGGTCGCCTTCCTGACGCCGTCGATGCTGTAGATAGACACCTCGGGACGCCACTTCAGCGACAGGCAGCCAGGCTCCACACTGACGTAGAAATCGACCTCTTGGTCAGGCATCTCCTGATCGAAAATCTCCTTCACCTTGGCTTTGGCGGCTCGGGAGATGTCGCTGACTTCTTCCTTGATCTGGTCGCCCAGGCGGCGGTGCCTCAACTGCATGTGTCGGCAGCGGCTGACTTTCCTGAGGATGATGTCAGCCGTGGTTCGTGTTTTGCTCATGTTACATGATAAGAAACGAAGACACCCCCGGAGGTCAGTCCGGGGGTGTCTGAGGCGACAACTACCTGCCGAGGTGTGAGCGGAAGACTAACGGCGTAGCCGTGATGGACCAGTGCTTCGACTCAATTCACAAAGCGGAAGGAGCGGGAGTCGAACCCGCACAGCACCTTTCGGTGCTGACTCGGCTTCCAACCGAGCGGACTTGCCAATGTACCAACCCTTCCTTACGTTCTCCCGAAGGAGAGGTTCTTCTGCAAACGGACCTCCTTGTTGAGAAAGGTCCAGCACTCGCCGCTCTCGTCCAAGAAGATCACCCACATCAGGTCGTGTTCCTGGGAGTAGTCGATCAAGACATGGGCAAATCCTTTGCCCCTAGGGGTGTCCAGCGGGATCGGTGGATCAAGCCTGAGCATCATGCCCTATCTAGTCTTTTGTCAGGTTGGCCGTCGTATGACCGTGGGCGGTCCCGATCTCTAGGATCGTTTTCGCCTCGGAGTGCTTGAGCAGGGCAAGGATTACAGCCACGTCCAGAAGCGGCGTGTAGTACGACAGGGCGTCGGGGGCCTCGACCCGGTTATACTTGCCAAAGAACTCGTCTTGGCTGATGGTGGCGATCTTCATGCCTAGAACATAGTAGGTTCGTGACCGAAGTCCTCACGCAGCCGCCGCCGGCAGTTCTCGTAGTAGGACGCCTTCCTCTGGTCGATCTCGGCGTCGGCGTAGTTGTGGGCGATGAACAGCCCCTGGAGGATGTCCCAGTCGTTGTCCCACAGCACCTCCAGCCAGAATAGCCTGTCCCGACGCTCGTCATCGGGGAGGCTGAGGATCTCAGCCCTCGATTCTTCATAGGTCTTCATGAAAAGCTCGCCTTATCATCTAGCATGGGTACTTCCATACTAGCTGAGTGGGGCATTGACGAATACCGCCTCACCAACATCCTGAGCAACAACCCTAGCCTAAAAGGCATGCTTCTGGGCTACGTTGCCGAGGACAAACTGACCGAGCGGCTGGCGGGCGACCACCGCCTTGTCGTGCTTGAGAAGCCGGACGACCACGACCGGAAGAACAAGGGCGACCGCGTGGTGTCCTACAAGGGCCACAGGTTCCGTATGGAGTCCAAATGCCTCCAGGGCAACTCGATCAAGAGGAGTGCCGCCGGCGGCAGCGGCAAGGCCCAGTGTGACGCCAGTGATTGCAGGATGGTGGTGCTGCCCGATGGTCAGGCGGTCAAAACGACGTGTCTCAAGTACGACGAGTTCGACATCCTGGCCGTGTGCCTTTACTCGCTGACAGGTTCATGGGATTTCGGATTCATCCTCAACAGGGATCTGCCGCCTACCGGGGCCTACACCGAGGATGTCAACCGTCACCTCATCAAGACATCGGTCAGCATCGAGTGGCCCTTGAGGTCGCCATTCGTGGATGACTACTGCCCCCTGATGGACCTGCTTATCGAGCGGAAGGAGCGGGAGTTGAACCCGCAGTCCCCCGAGGGGGACGGCAGTTTAGCAAACTGCTGCGACGAACCGATAGTCGCCTCCCTTCCATGTGTCCAATCCAGTCGCCCAGAGTTACTTGTCGCCTTGGCGTGATCTCGCCTGCCACAGCTTTCACTCAGGCCCCAGGGGTTCTGCTGAGAGTCGTTTCACGACACTAAGACCGAATCGAACAGTTTCAGTCGATGACCAAGCATATCAGACCAGCGTGTAGTCTCCTGTGACAGTTGGCACAAAGTATCACGCACTTGGCTATCTCGTCCTTAATCCTTGGCATTCCGTAGTCCCGGTCCCGTCCTATGCTGAAAGTCTTGTCCCGCAAGTGATGGAAATCCAAGCAGGCCACGCATGTCTCGCCGCCCAGCCCTCTTCTTGTTGAAGTCGGCTATAGGTTTTTCTTCGTTGCAGAGTGTGCAGGTCTTCATGTCCTAATGTAGTCAGGGAGATGAAAACCTGCTCTGTATTTCAGTGCCACCCCACGGAGTTGAACCGTGGCTCGATGCTCTTCAGGCATCTGTGCAGACCCCTACACCAGAGTGGCATTTGACGGAGACATAATCGCCTGCGGGTTGATTCCTGTGGGATTCGATACCCACAAATCCCTTGCGGGATGCCGACTTTTGAGGTCAGTGTGTTTACTTTACACGAAGGAACCGCAAACTGCAACTTCCGTCAGTCGGGGAGGCGGGAGTCGAACCCGCATGGCTCAAGGCCGGCATGGTTTAAGCATGCTGTGTCTCACCATTTCCACCACACCCCGATTACTCGTAACCCAACTCCTTGATCGCCCTGTCGGCATCCTTCTTGTAGCCGATGCCGACCTTAGACCTCTCCCTCCTGATGAGGTTCTCCGCGTGTGCCTTGAGACTAAGGGCATCGGTGTTTCTTTTCCGCCACCTCTTCGCAGCACGTCTGTGTCCTTCGGGATTATCTTTCCTGCGTTGCCTCGATTTTTCAGCACGACATTGCAGGCACTGGTAGTCTAACCCAGACTTGGTGGCTTCGTTTACGCCGAACGCCGAAGTCGGTTTGGCGTTTTTGCAACCGCTACAATAGGTCAGGTTCATGTGAGTCTCCTGACCTATTGTAGCGGCTCAGAACTCGTCGTCGTTGGGCCAGTCGTCGGGGTCGGTGCCCCACTCCTCAAGGAAAGCCCTGACCTTCTTGCCCTTGTCGGTCAGCCAGCTTCCGCCGACGCTGCCGCCGTGTTCCATCAGTCCGTGAGCGTTTAGGAAGTACAGGATCAGCATGTCGTAGCCGCTGCCTGGGCCTTCCCAGTTGCCGCCGCGAGCGTAAGCCCACGCCTTGCGGTCGCCGCCCTCGTCGTAGGCTCTCAGCGTCTCCAAAAGGGCGTCGTAGCCCTCGTCGGGGTTGCCGCAGCCGCAGAAGTCGAGACTGCGGATGCCCTGAAGTCCTTCTTTCCAGGCTTGCATGGCTTCCATGTGTATCCTCTTCTTCCGCTTCATGTGACTCCTCGTTCCGTCTGATTGGTGGGAATCGAACCCACAGGGCCTCGCCGGCACGGTGTGCAACCGTTTGACCTGCCAATGTCTACAGCCAGACGGAAGTGTGTCGTGCAGGAGTCGAACCTGCAAGGCTCTAAGAGCGGCACGGTTACAGCGTGCTGGGCCTGCCAATGCCCAAACGACACATGATGGGTGCAAAGCCCGGCGTAACCGTGCCCTGTCCGAAGTCGGTCAATTCATAGTCATCAGCCGCTTTTACGGCAACGCTCCGTTAGCTCCCATATCCACCGGGTTCGGACCCGGAGTTCATCCAGAAACGGCGGTGGGACTCGCACCCACGGTGGCTTACGCACCGGCTTTGCAGGCCGGCCCCTTCGCTGCTCGGGTCACGCCGTCATGAGTGACGCTGGTCGGCATCGAACCGACACCACAGCACTATCCCCAACGATCCTCTCCCTTTGTGCTACAGGTATGGGAACCCCTGTGTCCGTAACTATTCGGGGACGTGTTATCTGAGGCCCGCCCTTCGCGGTGCGTCATCAGTGCCTAAGGCGGGAGTCGAACCCGCATGCCCTTACGAGCGGCAGTTTTTGAAACTGCTGTGTATGCCTTTCCACCACTTAGGCGTTTGACCGGAGAAATAGTCACTAAGGGTTTTTCTGTTTAGCTTCTCGGCCTTAGGGTTGGGCGAAGTGGCCGAGGTAGGATTTGCACCTACAATCTACACTTTTTCAGGGTGTTGCTGAAGTATCCCTTAACTGCAACTTCCGGTCAGTGTCCGAGGTGGGACTTGCACCCACACGCCCGAAGGCACGGCCCCCTCAAGACCGGGCGTCTGCTAATTCCGCCACTCGGACAAGTCGTCTCTTGCGAGACTGATATCTGGCTGTCGTCACTTCGGTCATACCTTGGTCACCAGACCAACCTTCGGTACAAGCATGGCAGTTAGGGCATAGGAATTGGAGGTTGTCGGAACGGTTGTCGCCCCAATCTCCATTTTTGTGGTTGACTTGTAGCTTCAAGTGTTTGCCATACCAGCACCCGTTGCAACCACAACCCTCACACTCATACGTTCGTCCAGACTCGATGAGGGCACGTCTGAGAACGTATGGTTTCTCTCTCCAATCTCGTTCCTCCTTGATCAGGATGGTCGTCCAATGCCTCTTGTCGGGACCGCCCCTGTGTGACTCGCCGCTGTTAGCACGTTGTCCCAGCATGTGGCTGGTGTCGAGGTTGTACCGCTTGATCCACCGGACGATGTTCTGCTGAGTACCGCCAGACCATTTGACGCCCAGCTTTTTGATGACCTCGGCAATCGACACCGAGTCGCGGACCAGAGGCTCCAACAGTTCTTTGGTGTATTTCCTTCGCATGCCCCTAGTAGAGTCATGCGTCATCAAATTGGGCAAGTCTACTTCACTTGTTTTCCATCCTAGCCTCCAGTGGTCATGGTGGGAGTCGAACCCACACCCCCGTAGGGAACGGCTTCTGAAACCGTCGCGTTTACCAGTTACGCCACATGACCTACAGTGTCGAGGGCGGGATTTGAACCCGCACGCCGATTAAGGCACCCGCTTCTAAGGCGAGCATGGCTGCCAGTTACATCACCTCGACATGGTTTTTGACTGTGACAGTTAGGGCAGAGGAATCTGAGGTTACCTGGGGTGTTGTCGAGCCAGTCCTCGTTTACATGATCGACCTCTAGGATGATCTCTTTCTTCTGCCACTCACAGATGCCACAGTCTTCGCACTTGTATTTCCTGCCTGACTCAATCAGGGCACGTCGTAACCGACTAGCCTGAACCCTGTTTTGAACGCCTTGCTTGCGAACAAGCACCTCTTCCCACGACTTCTTGTTGGAGCCGTGCCACTGCTTGAGCTTGTCGTAATGAGGGGCGAAGTGGGATATGTCTATCCCGGCTCTCACGATACGCTTCTTGATGTGGGCGTAGTTGCCGCCACTTAGCCTGATGCCCAACTGGGTCATCACGTCCGTCATGGAGTTGCTTTCACGAACAACCGCCATGAGTCGCTCGTCGGTGTACTTGTATCTCATACCGGATTGTAGGAGACACGCTTTTGCACGACCAGCAGGTTTGCCAGACAGCGGAATGCGAGAGAATCGAACTCTCCTCCCCTTGCGGGGAACCTGGGTTCGGGCCAGGCCCAGCCAACCAATATCTGGCTGCATTCCGTAAATGGTGCAGGGAGCAGGGTTTTCACCTGCGAGTGGACGGCACCTATCCGTCATAGTCGCCGGCAACCATACGGCTACCGTCTGTCTAACGCTCTTGCGTCCAAGGCTTCCGACTTCCCCTGCATGTACTCACTTGGTCTTGGGCATCGAGTCGCCCGTCGCCTTCCTGTGGCCCTTGATCGCGTCGTGCGAGTCGTACATCTCGTCGTCCTCACGCCGTCCGTGGACCGACTTCACGACCCAGCCGTTGTCCCAGGCGTCGTCGCCGTTCTTCAACTTCAGCGTCTTGTTGAGGACGGAGAACTTCTCGGGAATCCAACTCATCTGGTGCGAGTTCCCCTTCTGGAGCCTGCACTGACGGTAAGCGGTTTTCTTGCTCATGGCCCTCCTTAGGGGGTTGGTGTTTAGGACAGTGTCGGAGGTGGGAGTCGAACCCACACACCCTTACGGGTACGGCCTTCTGAGGACCGGGCGTCTACCAGTTCCGCCACTCCGACATGGTGGGTGTGTGAGGAATCGAACCCCCTATCTCTCTGAGCGTCGGGTTTACAGCCCAACTGGCTTCCCACAGCACTAGCACACCCAAGCGGAATGCGAGAGAATCGAACTCTCCTCCCCCTTGCGGGAGAAACTGGGTTCAAGCCAGCCCCGGCCAACCAATATCCGGCTGCATTCCGTATAGGCCGGGCACCTGGGCTGGTGCCCGGCCTATGGTAGTTGTCGCCAAGTTGTCAAAGAACACCGGAGTTAGGGTCCGGTAGTGCCGCCCCACGGAGTTGAACCGTGACCCCTAGGGTTTCAAGCTAGTGTGCAGACACCCCTACACCAGAGCGGCATGTCATTTCTCGGTCTAGTGCTTCTTGGTGAAGGCCAACATGGATCTCAACATCCTGGCAAACGATGCCTACGAAAAAGAAGAACCCCCGCCAGGCCGGTTTGGCCTGGCGGGGGTTCTTACAACCGCTGGTGTAAGATCCGCTTTAGCTCAAACCGCAAGCCGATCAAGGCCGCTGAGAAACAGCGACGACAACAGGCAGAGGCTATACAGCAAGCAAGCGGAGAAGGAAATCACGGATGTAGCTCCGAGGATGTCTCTTGTTCTCTTATCGGCCAGCGGGAACTCTCCCGAGGCTCGGATGAGGGCACTAGGCCCTACATCCCTAATATAGCCAGGTCGCCTCAGTTTTCAACCCCAGATTTCCGAAAAATCTGGATCAGCCTGGGAAGACCTCTTTCACCGTCTGGACGCTGCCCTCACCGACCGTCTTGAGGTTGGTGAACTTGTCCGTGCCGGCCTGGTCCGCGAGGTGCTTGTCCTTCATGTTGAACCAGGGGCCGTAGTAGTCCTCGCACGCCTTCGGCAACGGGGGCATTGGCAGGCCGGTGATCTGGGTGAACCCGACCGCATCCACCAGATAGACAGCGGTGAACGCGGAAGGTTCACTCTTCCACACGGAAATCCCGTAGGGGTCCGGGTAGACCTTCTGATCGATCTGCCCGCCCTTGCCCACGCCCATCTCCACCGCCTTGCTCACCGACCTGCTGGCCGAGGCCGGCCCGGCTGCCGCACACGCGAAGGACATCGCCTCCAATCCGCCGCAGCACTCGTAGTCGGACGACTCAAGCCCGCCGCTGAAGCCGTAGTGGCTGGGGGTGTGGACCGGACGGGGGAACGCCGTGGCGGGGTCGCTCGCCTCAAACACGGCGATGCCCAGACCGCCGGTCTTGCAGTCCTCGCCGTGCATCTGTTCGCCCACGGTCAGGCCCTCGCCCTTCTCGTACTTCGTGGACACGAACTGGAACACGGTGCCGTCGTCGCCTTTCCAGCCGTCGAGCCAGGGTTGGGGCGGGCTGACGACGTAGCCATCTTCCTCCAGCCTCAGGCCGAGCTTCTTGCCGTTGACCGCGTTGACGCCGCCGGCCCCGATGAGCATGGCGACCGGGTGGCCCTTGGAGCCGAAGCTCATCCACATCGCCTCGGCGTCGTGCATCGCCAGGAAGTAGCCGTTCTCGTCCCAGCCGGCAGGACAGGCGTCTTTGTAGTCGGCCACCTTATACAGCGTGAAGTGCCCCAGGCTGGGCGGCAGGCTGCTGACCTCGCCCTCCTTCACGCGGACGGTGCGGTGGAAGGTGACGCGGACGGGGCCGAGGTCGAGGCTGGCGAGATTATCGCTCATGTTTTCTCCTTGAGGGTTAGAGTTCGGCCAGTAGTGCCTCTCCTCGTCGCCTTGGCCGCGAGGCAGCACGAATTGATCCAGTACATCCTAAATAAGGCAATGAAGACTTTCCAACAGTTCATGCGGCTGAGGCTGCTGAGTGAAGTCGGGCCACCACCCGGAGGACCGCCGCCGGGAGGCCCACCCCCAGGGGGACCGCCCCCCGGCGGACCCGGTGGCCCGCCGCCTGGGTTGGGTGGCCCGCCACCCGGATTAGGCGGACCCGGCGGTCCTCCCCCTGGGATGGGCGGACCCGGCGGACCACCGCCGGGCGGACCCGGTGCCCCAGGCGGGCCGTCGATGAAGCTGAAGTCGCCAGACGTTTGGCACATCCTAGAGGAGTTGCTCGGGATGGCTAAAGACGAAGACGACAAGGAGAAGAAGGACAAGGAGGGCGGCGAGGAGGTCCAGCAGCCTCAGCCTCCCCAGGCACCACCCCCGCCTGGAAGTTGACCTTCTGCACGGACAAGGCTCGCGGTTAAGATCCGCGAGCCTTGTGTCGTTAACAGACGCCCTTGCTCTATTAGTGGATGGAAAAGAAGAAATGCTCTCGGTGCGAGAAGAAGCTCGACCTGAACCAGTTTGCACGGTACTCCAAGTCTAAGGACGGGCGACAAGGCTATTGCAAGGTGTGCCAGCGGGAGGTTCAGAAAGAGTACATCAGCAAGAACAGGGCCGAACTGAATCGCAAGCGGCAGGAATGGAGAGAAGCACATCCTGGGCGGGACGCCCTGGCTCAGAAGAAGTGGAAAGAGGCCAACCCTGAGCTTCACACCAAGCACTGGAAAGGGTACAACCTGAGGCGGCGTCTCAAAGTGCTGAGATGCGTCTCGGACAGTCTTGTCTGCGTCCGTTGCGGCTGCGATAGGACAGAACTGCTTGAGATAAACCACAAGAACGGCGGCGGTCGTCAAGAGATGAAGAATGGAAGCTCAAAGTTCCACGCGGCGATCCTGAAAGGAACACGTTCGGTGGACGACCTTGAGCTTCTATGCAAGGTGTGCAACACGCTGCACTACGTCGAAATGAAGTACGGGCCGCTACCCTACACACTAACCTGGGGTCCATCCGATGGCGAAGAAAGTCAAGACCACGTCTGAGTCGAGGGTACTCGTCTTTAGCGATATTCATATCGCTTGCCACAAGAAGCGGCTGGACCGCCTTCAGGACTGTCTGAAGACCCTGGAGTGGGTTTTTGAGACGGCCAGGGAGCATGGCATCAAGTACATCCTCTTCGGCGGCGACCTGTTTCAGGACCGCCAGAAAATCGACATCCTCACTTACCACCTGACGTTCGACGTGTTCCAGAAGTACTGTGACGGCAGCGTCGAGGTGTACCTGCTCCTGGGCAACCACGACCTGTGGTACTACGACCGCTGGGACATCCACTCGGTCAGGCCGCTCAGGGCCGTCAACGGGGTGAAGCTGGTCGAGAAGCCCCAGACGCTGGAGGTGGCGGGCCACAAAGTGGATTTCCTGCCCTACACGCATCAGCCCCTGGAACACCTCGACGCCCTGAGGAAGGAGGGCGGCGGCAAGACGCTTCTGGCCCACCTGGCGGTGGACGGGGCGATCCTGAACAACAACTACTCGACCTACTCTGACGTGATCATCGAACACGACGGTGACATGGTCCGTGTCGGGGCGAGCGTTTTCGACGGCTGGGAGCAGGTGTTCCTGGGCCACTACCACTGCGAGCAGAAGCTGACACCGACCGTCGAGTACATCGGGTCGCCACTGGAGCTTACCTTCGGGGAGGCCAATCAGCAGAAACACATCCTCATCTACGACCTGGCGACCGGGGACCGGGAGTACGTCGTCAACAACTTCAGCCCGCGTCACTTGATTATCCCTGAGGAGGACGCCCACAAGTACGACCTGACCCGCAACTTCGTCCGCCTGACGGTGGCCGACAAGTCCGAGAGCCGCATCGCGGAGATGAAGGAAGAACTCAAGGCGAAGAAGCCGGGCAGCGTCGAGGTGGTGTCCGAGGTCAAGGTCGAGGCCGACCAGCAACAGGTCGATGAGTCCAAGCTGGTGATCGCCAACGAGGAGGAGATGCTCAAGCTCTGGATCGAGGCGAACCAGGGCGGACTCGACAAGGAGCGTCTCTTCGCAACCGGGAGGAAAGTTTGTCTGTACCAAGCTCAAGATGCTGCGTGATCGTCCCCTACACCCGTCAAGGCTGGTCCAACCACAGCCTTGACGGGCCTGCCTCCCTGATCGCCAACGGCTACCGGGGCGAGTTCTGCGTTATGGGGCTTGAGTTGCCCCCCAAGCTCACCTCCTACCTCGGCTGCACCCCTATCGAGGCCGAGCCTAACCCCTTCAACTTGGTAGCCGCCGCATGCCAGCAGGATTGCGTGGCGGCTATCATGGACCTGTCCTGTTTCGCCACCTCCGACATCAGCCCCATCCTATCCAAGGCGTGCGGGAAACTGGTTTGCGGCACCGGGCCTGACCCGATGCCCACCCTGAGGGCTAGGCTGGCTGACCACGGCATGCCCGACGAACTGTTCCCCCTCGACCAGACCAAGATCCAGGCGGTCTTGAGGGCTATCTTAGCCTCCCAGGGCAGGCGGTACTCCTCGGGCTTCGTGGCCGGTGACCGGGGTGTCTGGGAGGGCCTGTTCGCCTTCATGAGGGTGTGCGGCGAGGCCGGCATCTGCGTCCTGAACGAACTGGCCTGGGAGGCTGTCATCAACCTCTACGCCCACTGCGTCGGCGGCGTCGAGGTTCTGCCCAGGGGCGACTACGCTCAGGTGGACGCGGCTTGGGGCAAGGACACGCACGCGGTAATCGGGCAGCGTCGTGAGGGTGGCATCCGCTTCCGCGACATGGACCCAGCCGCCTTCGCCGCCGAGGCTTCACGTTTTGAGGGCAAGCCCTCAAAGAGGTCGCTGATGGGCAGACCGATGATGAAGGTTTCTCGCGTTGCCCAGCGTGCGGAGTATCGTTAAGCTGCGTCCCTCAAACCCTGAGGGACAACAATGCGTAACCTCGACTTCACCTACCTGTCAGCCGAGAACTTCCTTTGCTTCAAGAACAAGGTCGAGATCGACCTGAGGAAGCTGGGCCGTATCGTGGTCGTCAAGGGCGTCAACCTCGACGCCACCCAGGGCGACCCGGACGCGACCGGCGAGCCTGAGTCCAACGGTGCCGGCAAGTCTTCTATCCCCGAGATCATCTCCTACGGACTGTTCGGCAAGACCATCCGTAGGCCGAAGAAACTCGGCGTGGACGACGTGGTCAACTTCCAGACCGGCAAGAAGATGGCCGTCGAGGTCCGCTGGGACAAGTACCGGGTCGTCCGCAAGAAGAACCCCGACTCCCTGAAGCTCTACGAACTGATCGACGGACACTGGAAGGATGAGACGCGGGGCAAGAAGACCCAGCAGTACATCGAGGAGACGCTTCTCGGCATGAACTACGAGACGTTCGTGAACGTCTCGGTCTTCAGCGACGACAACACCACGTCCTTCCTTGAGGTGGACACCCCCACCAAGAGGAAGATCGTGGAGAACCTCCTCAGCCTGGAGAAGTACTGCGGCTACTTCGACAACGCCAAGAAGCTCCGCAACGCAGCCAAGGCCAGCATCAAGACCCTCACCACCGACTTCAGCCGCATGCTGACCGACGTGGACCAGGCACGCTTCCGGCTGGAGCAGGTCAAGGCCCAGGAACTGAACTGGCGGCACGCCCAGAAGCAGGAGGCCCACAAGCTCGCCCTCCAGGCCAAGGCCAAGGAGGACGAGATCGCCGCCGCCGACTTCACCGGCGAACTAGCAGCCTACCAGATGGCCCAAGGACAATTGGCCGAGGCCGAGGCCGAGGGCAAGCGGCTGGCCGAGGAGCGTGCTTCCGTCGAGCAGGTGGTCGCAGCCTACGAGGCCAACCTCAAGGAGGCCCAGGCCACGCTGGAGAAGCGTCAGGTCCAGAAGGCCAAGAAGGCTGCCGAGGTCGAGGGCTGCAAGGTCCGGCTCGCCCAGGCCGAGGCCACGGTCATGAACATCAACGACAAGCAGGACACCGTCTCCTGTCCCTGGTGTTATCAGGACGTGCCCGATGGCAACTACGACCACGTCCTCGATGAGGCCAAGAAGGTCATCGACGCCGAGACGAGGGCACTGACCGAACTGAACGTGGCCCTGGCCCAGGAGATCGGCAAGCTCGACAAGACGAGCGAACTGGTCGGCAAGGTCCGCACCATGATCAGCCAGAAGCGGTCGGCCCTGGCCGAGTGCGACCGCCAGATCGCCGCCAACAACAAGGAGGTCAGCCGGCTGTCGCACATCAAGGAGCCTCAGCCCGACGCCGCCGTGGTCGCACTCCAGCAGCAACTGGAGTCGCTGAGGAGCCAGGAGGCCGCGAAGCTGATCGAGGCGGACGGCGTATCGCCCTACGAGGGCACCATCACCGCCCTCGCCCAGGAACTGTCGGAGAAGGAGGAGGCGACTGCCGCCAAGAAGGCTGAACTCAAAGAGGCTGAGGACGAACTCCCCTATCTGGAGTTCTGGGTCAAGGGCTTCGGTGACGACGGCATCCGCCAGCACGTCATTGCCGGCATCGTGCCCGCCATGAACAAGAGGATCTCCTATTGCCTCCAGTTCTTGGTGAATGGCAAACTGAGCCTCGCCTTCGACCCGAGCCTTGAGGCGACCATCGACCGCTGGCCCTTCCTCAAGAGGCCCTACGTCTACCACGGACTCTCGGGCGGTCAGAAGCAGCACCTGAACATAGCCCTCAGCCAGAGCATCGCCCACGTCCAACTGCTCAACACCGGCACCTGTCCGTCGTTCCTCTGGCTCGATGAGGTGACGAGCAACATCAGCCGGGCCGGTATCGAGGGCGTGTACCGGATGTTGTGCGAGATGAGCAAGGAGCGGCAGGTGTTTGTGATCGACCACAACGAGGCCCTCCTACAGAAGCTCGCCGGGTGCCAGACCATCACCGTGACGATGAAGGACGAGGCGTCCACAATCTCGATCACCTAAACTGAGGCCGGCTGCCCACTTGGGGTAAGCCTCAGAAAAACAGATCGGCATCGCTTACATACCAGCCCGCATGATGCCCTCTCGCACGCACCCTGGGCGGGGTGCGGAGAGGGCATTCGTGTCTAACGAGTCATCAAAGAGGCAAAGAGGAAAAGATGAGCATCGAAGCACTTCAGGACTACGTCTACACCAGCAAGTACAGCCGCTACACGAAGAAGCGAAAGCGGCGTGAGGTGTGGGACGAGTCCGTGGACCGTGTCCGCGACATGCACCTGGGGCGTTACCCCCAGATCGCGGACGAGATCAACTGGGCCTTCGATCAGGTCCGCGAGAAGAGAGTCCTGGGGTCGCAGCGTGCCCTCCAGTTCGGCGGGGAGCCGATCCTGAGGAAGCATGCTCGCCTCTACAACTGTCTGAAAGAGGACACGCCGTTCATCACAAACCAGGGTGTCCGCACTTTTGCGGACTACTCAGACGGTGACCGTGTCATGGTGCTGACGCACCTGGGCAACTGGATGCCAGCGACTGTCCGGTCTTACGGCGAGCAGCCCCTAAACCGCATCCTGATCAAACGGGGCAAAGCGGAGCAGGAGGTCTACGCCACCGCTAATCACCGCTGGATTCTCAAGGGCGGCACGGAGACGACCTCACTGAAAGTGGGCGACCGGCTCGCTTTCGGCCCCGACGTGTTCAACGAGTTCAAATACGAGGACGCTCTGCCTGATGAGCGTCTCTACTGGGCCTACGGGTACGTCTACGGTGACGGGACCAAGGTCAAGGACGGCGATGGGCAGCACAAATACTCGATGGTGAGGCTGTGCGGCGATCAGGTCAAGTACCTCAATCGGTTTGAGGAACTGGGTTTCAACAGTTCCTCTCATCACTCGCTGGAAGGTGACGTGATGGTCTACACCGGGAAGTACCTGAAGACCCTGCCTGATCCTAAGGAAGACAGCCCTCGGCTGATCCGTGCCTTCGTCCGTGGCTACCTCGATGCGGATGGGGCCAGGAACAGCAACTGTCGCCCTGGGCTGACGAACAACTCGCCCACACCCTACGACTCAATCCAGGCCACCGGCAAGGAGGCCATCGAGTTCATCCGCGAGTGCTTCCCCATCGCGGGCGTCTACATCGTCAGCGAAGAGGATAAGACTGGGGAGGTGACGAACTACGGACCCAGGACGGAGGAGACGATCAGGTTCCGAATCATCAATGGGTTCGGCAAGACCGCAGCCTCCTTCACTGTGGAAGCCATCGAGGAAGATGTGTCCAGGGAGAAGGTGTGGTGTCTGGAGGTCGAGGAGGACCACTCGTTCGTCATGCCTAATGGCCTGCCGACCGGCAACTGCACCGTCTCCTACTGCGACCGGATGAGGTTCTTCCAAGAGGCGTTCTGGCTGCTGTTGTGCGGCTGTGGCGTCGGCTTCAGCGTGCAGCAACACCACGTCGCCAAGCTGCCCGACTTCGACAAGGGCCTGTGGCACCGCGTCGAGGTCGGCGGCAGTCTGGAGCAGACCGGGGGCGAGGAGTGGGGTGCAGCGTGGAAGGAGCGGCGGACCTACAGGGTGCCCGACACTATCGAGGGCTGGGCCGATGCCCTGGGCATCCTGCTCGCCACCTACATGCCCTCGCCGGGCTACGAGGAGTGGGCCGGCGTTCTGGTCGAGTTCGACTTCAGCGACATTCGCCCCGCCGGCTCGATCCTGTCCTCTGGCAGCGGCAAGGCCCCCGGCCCCGAGCCGCTGAAACGGTCGCTGGAGGTCATCCGTGGGCTTCTGAACAGACTCCTGAAGGAGGGCCGCACCCGCCTACGCCCCATCGACGCCTACGACGTGGTCTGCCACGCCAGTGACGCGGTCCTCAGCGGCGGCGTTCGTCGGAGTGCCACCATCTGCATCTTCAGCCTGGAAGATGACGAGATGATGAAGGCGAAGACCGGCGACTGGTTCTTCACGAACCCCCAGCGTGCCCGGTCGAACAACAGCGTCCTGCTCCTGAGGGACAGGGTCACCGAGGAGCAGTTCCTCAAGATCATCGAATCGGTCAAGGAGTTCGGGGAGCCGGGCTTCCTGTGGAGTGACAGCACGGAACTGATGGTCAATCCGTGCGTCGAGATCGGCATGTGGCCGGTCTGCCACCTCACCGGCCTAAGCGGCTGGCAGTTCTGCAACCTGTGTGAACTGAACGGCAAGCTGATCAAGAGCCGCGAGGACTGGAGGATCGCTGCCAGGGCCGCAGCTATCATCGGCACCTGCCAGGCCGGCTACACCGACTTCGACTACCTGGGCGAGGTCACCAAGAGGATCACAGAGCGTGAGGCCCTGCTGGGGGTGAGCATCACCGGCATGATGGACTCGCCGGACGTGATCTTCGATGAGGAACTCCAGCGTGAGATGGCCCAGTACATTCTGGAGATCAACGAAGAGATCGCCCCTAAGATCGGCGTCAGGCCGACCGCCAGGGCGACCTGCGTCAAGCCGGCGGGAACGTCTTCGTGTGTCCTGGGCACCGGCTCGGGAATCCACCCGCACCACGCCCGGCGGTACATCCGCCGCATCCAGGGCAACACGATGGAGGCCCCGCTCCAGTTCTACAAAGGTCACAACCCTCACGCGGTGGAGAGGAGCGTCTGGAGTGCCAACGGCACCGACGAGGTGATCAGCTTCGCCATCGAGGTGGACGAAGACTGCCGCGTCAAGCCGGACCTGAGTGCCATCGAACTTCTGGAACACGTCCGGCTTACCCAGGTCAACTGGGTCATGTCCGGCTGCGTCCCCGAGCGTTGCACCCAGCCCTGGCTGAGGCACAACGTCAGCAACACCATCAACGTCAAGCCCGACGAGTGGCTGCCTGTCGGCAAGTACATCTACAAGTACCGCGAGAACTTCGCCGGCGTGTCCCTGCTGCCGGCCACCGGCGACCGGGACTACCCTCAGAGTCCGATGGTGCAGGTGTTCACGCCAGCCGAGATCGTCGCCCACTACGGGGACGCCGGCCTGTTCGCTTCCGGCCTCATCGTGGACGGCCTGCACGCCTTCGATGACAACCTGTGGCTGGCCTGCGAACACGCCCTGGGCCACCAGAAGGTCGAGTGCAAGACCCCGCCGGTGGGGACCGGACGCTACAAGACGCACAGCGACTGGACGGCCTGGCTGCCCGGCTGCGTGCAGGACTTCCTCGGCCTGCGGGAGGAGATCGTCACGATCCCCGACGAGCCGTGGCATAAGTTCAAAGCCCAACAGGACTGGGTCCGCCGGGCGATCCAGTTCGCGGATCGCTACTTCCAGGGCGACGTGAAGAAGGCGACGTACTGCCTCAAGGACGTGGACAACTGGCACACCTTCGTCGCCTTGATGCGACAAGACGTGCCCGTAGACTACAGTGAGATGCTGGAGGAGGACGACAACACCACACTCCGCGAGTCGATGGCTTGCTCGGGAGGTAAGTGTGAACTGATCTGAGGCTCCAGAAATAACGTCGATCTTCACAGCCGGCCCAGTGTATACTGGGCCGGCTCACTTGAGGTACAAAGCGATGACCGACCTGCGACTGGCTCTGGCGAACACGCCTACGGACGAGTACTACCTGAACCCCGAACTGCTCGCCACCACCCTGCCGACCCGCCTGCCCAACGGCCTGCAATTCGATTTTTGCTGTGCCGCCGGTGCCCTCGGCTTCGACGGCGACGGCTACTGGTTTGAGTGGCCTTTTATCACCCTGGGCATCCTCGACCCCCGCGACTTCGTCATCATCGTTAAGACGCTCACCTACGAGGCCCGCAAAGGCAACTACGACCCCTGGCGTCCCTGGACTTGTGTCCGGCTGGTCCGTGGCGGCATGATCAACGCGATGGGCCTGCCCAACATGGGCTACGAGCGGTGGATCAGGGACTGCTACCCGATGATCATCGAGCGGGGCTACCGTGCCATCGTCTCGATCCAGCCGACGAACCGCAAGGAAGCCTGGGACATGAGCCGCCGCCTTAACCTCAACCACATTGAGGGGATCGAGGTGAACCTGTCCTGTCCGAACACCAAGGACGAGTACGACCCGGTCGAGATCATCAAGACCGTCCGCTACTGCACGGCCTTGCCGGTGATCGCCAAACTGGGCTACAGTTCTGTGGTGGGGGATGTCTCCTACATGCAAGGCATCGACCCCTATGTCGATGCCTGGGATCTGATCAACACGGTCCCCTGGAACGAACTGCACAAGACGCCCTCGCCGCTGGCCGGCTACAAGCTCATGGGCGGCGTCTCGGGCGAGCAGATTATCCCGCACGCCCGCGAGGCCCTCCATGTTACCAAGACCCGCATGCACGCCGGAATCCTGGCTAAGAAGCCGGTCATCAGCGGCGGCGGGATCGGCAGCCTGAATGAGGCGGTGATCCGCCGCAACCTGGGGGCGGACTCGCTCTCCCTGGGGACGGTCTTCCCGAGGAGCATCCTCAAGTTCGACCCCTGGCTGCCCAATAGGATCGTCAGGGAGTACAGGCGTCTGTATGGGGAGAAGATGCCGTGACGCACTCATGTAGTGCATGGAAGACAAACTACTGAACACAGAGCATGGCAGGCTTGTGGTTGAGGCCCTGGCCTACCGCAAAAAAGTGGGTAAGCAGACGCGACGGTTTTACCTGTGCCGCTGCAAGTGCGGCGGCACAAAGATCGTCCAGGCTTGCATTTTGCAGAGCAAAAAATGCCATAGCTGTGGATGTCTGAGAAAGAGGCGTGGCAAGGACAACCCTAAGTGGACTGGCGTTGGAGAGATCAGTGGGTCATACTGGGACTCTGTTGTCGCCAAAGCCAAGAAACGCGGCAGAGGAGGGAGGTTGTCGTGGCCTGTTGAAATTGACGCCGAGTACGCCTGGCTAGTCTACCAGAGGCAGGGGGGCGTGTGTGCTTTGTCTGGTACGCCGATTGGGTTCGGCAAGGAAAGGACCGCCTCGCTAGACCGCATAGACAGTGGACAGGGATACCTACCTGGGAACGTACAGTGGGTTCATAAGACGGTCAACCTCATGAAGCAGAACCTGCCCGAGTCGCTCTTCATCGAGTTCTGTCTGGCGATAGCAGCACACCAAGGAGCGAAGAATGTCAGGAAGTAAGTACATCGTGACCGTAGGCGGCGTTATTTCCGGCTGCGGCAAGGGGGTGGCCTCGGCGTCAATCGGGCTTCTCCTTACGATGCGTGGCCTCAGGGTCAAGGCCATCAAGTGCGACCCCTACTTCAATGTCAACGCGGGCGTCCTGGCCCCCCGAGAGCATGGGGAGGTCTACCTCTGCGAGGACGGCACCGAGGCTGACCTCGACCTCGGCACCTACGAGCGGATCATCGGGACGCAGATGTCCGCTCAGAACATCTTCACGTCGGGGACGCTCTACAAGGAGTTGATCGCCGGCGAGGAGCAGGGCAAGTACCTGGGCCAGACGGTTCAGACCACGCCTCACGTCACCGACCTCATTCAGGAGCGTCTGGTGACCCTGGGCAGAGACGCCGACATCGTCTTGGTCGAGATCGGCGGCACGGTCGGGGACATCGAGAGTGTGCCCTTCCTCAGGGCGATCCGCCAGTTCAAGCAAAAGCACTGGGACGACGTGCTGATCAACCTCGTCGCCCCGGTTCTCTGGATCAACATTATGAAGGAGTTCAAGACCAAGCCGTTGCAGATGGCGGTCGAGACTCTCAACAGCTACGGCCTCCAGGCGGACCTCCTGTTGTGCAGGCCGATCAACTCGCCCATCCCGCTTCCCCCTAAGATCCTCGACAAAATCGCCAACCTGACCAACATCCCCCGGACGGCCATGTTCGCCGCCCCGGACGTTCGCTCGGTCTGGGAGGTGCCCATCGAGTACTACAACCGGCACGTCGATGACCTGATCTGCGACCGGCTGCACCTGAAACGGAACGGGGTCAAGATCCACAAGTACCGCGAGCTTGTTGAGCGATACCTCGACGGCGAGCTTCCCGAGGCCACGGTCGCTGTCGTCGGCAAGTACGAGAATGAGGAGGCATACAAAAGCCTCAAGGAGGCGATCCTGCACGCGGGGGTCGCCAACAACTGCCGTGTGGAAATCAAGTGGGTTCAGGCCGAGGATCTGGAGAAGTCCAAGGACATGAGGGGCGTCTGGCCCCACTTCGATGACGTGGACGCGGTCATCGTCGCCGGGGGCTTCGACAAGCGGGGCACCGAAGGCAAGATCCGTGCGGTCAAGTACGCCCGCGACAAGAAAATCCCTTTCCTCGGCATCTGCCTGGGGCTTCAGTGTGCCGTGATAGAGGTCGCCCGCCTGGCCGGCCTGGAGAACGCCAACAGCCTGGAGTTCGACCCGGACACCAAGTACCCGGTCGTCCACCTCGTCAAGGGCCAGGAGGAGATCACTCAGAAAAGCGGCACCATGAGACTGGGGGCCTACGACTGCGAACTGAAGCCGGACTCCCTGGCGATGGAGTTGTACGGCAAAAACCTTATCTCGGAGAGGCACCGCCACCGCTACGAGGTGAACCCGGCCTTCGTGCCCCAACTGGAGTCCAAGGGCTTCCGCGTCACCGGCACGAATCCAGGCTCCGGTCTGGTTGAGATCATGGAAATGGATCGCTCGGTGCATCCCTACTTTATTGGGGTGCAGAGCCATCCAGAGTTCAAGTCTCGCCTGACGGCTCCGTCACCCCTCTTCGTCGGCCTCGTCCAGGCCGCGATGGAGAGGAGAATGGGTGAAGAGCCTAAGGAGATGAATGAACTTCCGAGAGTACCTGCTTAACGAGTCAGAGGACTTCCTGGCTCAGAGGATCGGTGACATCCTCACCGCCGTTCAGGAACTTGCCGAGGGCGGCAAGCAGATCGGGGCCAGGCAGTTGGTCCGCAACACCGAGGTGGTGGTAGCCCAGATCCGCAAGATCCTACACAACAGTTGGCCGCGTGCCCACCAGAAGCACCTCAAGAGGCTCCAGAAGGTCGGCGTGGCCCTGATGAAGACCATCGATGAGAAGGGCGACCTTCCCGAGATGCTCATGGCGGCACAGGCTGAATTGCAGAAGGTCACGGAGAAGCTGGGCAAGCCTGTCCACCACCTCGGGACGCCCGAGGAAGACGAGGGCAAGAAGGAGCAGCCTGAGGACTCACCCCAGGCACCCGGCCTTGAAGGTCAGGGCGTCAAGGCCGGTGCCAACGCTAACTCTCCGATCCAGGCTCAGTGATCACTTTCAAATCCTTCGCGTCCGTCTGGACGATGATCTGGATCGGCCTCGACTGATGCAGGTCGCGGGCGACGGCCTGTAGTGCCTGTGCGTCCTGAATCATGATCTTCACCAACTCCTTCAGGTCACCCGCCATCTGGTGTGTGACCTGTTCCTTGTTGATGGTGATCTCGACCAGTTCCTTGATCTCCTCCAGCAGACGCCGGTGGGCCTCCTCCTGGCTCCGTTCGGTACGCCGCTGGCTGATCATGATGAAGGGGGCCTGGATGGCTGCCAGGGTGCTGAGAACGAGGTTGAGGAGGATGAAGGGGAAGGGATCGAACTCAAGGAAGCTCAGATAGGCTAGGGTGTTGACCGCGACCCAGCCCGTCATGAAGACGGCGAAGAAAAGAATGAACCACCAAGAGCCGACGAAGTAAGCGACACGGTCGCTGATCCAGAAGCCGAGGTTCCTAAGCCCCATCTGCCACCCCCTTTCTTTTGTATCCTAGGTGGTCTAGGTAGAGTCCTCGGCAGCCAACTTCCCCAAATAAGCTCAGAAGGAGTACCTATTACATGGCATCATTTTCCGACTTCCTGAGGGCACGCGAGCTATACCAGGGTGAGGTGGTCGAGTGGACCCCCAACCTGAAGACAGACGACAACGTCATCGAGGCCCGCTTCACCGTCACCCTCCCCCACCCCGCCGAGCCTGAGATCGCCTTCGTGATGGGGTTCAACGAACACAACCGGGGCGGCACCGTTGTCTCCGACATCGCCCTGGCCCCCGATTGGAGGCGTACCGCCGAGTCCAACCGGGGCCTCGATATCGACCTGCTGCTGAGGAACCGCCTGGAGAACTACCGCAGCCTCAACCGCATGAACTGGGGCGTTCGCGTCAACCGCCCGCTCTTGGACCACGCCTTGCTCGCCCTGTCATCCTACGCCGACGAGAGGAAGCCCGGTGCCGTCCGCTTCATGGTCGAGGGCAGGATCGACGCCAGCCTCTTCCGCGTCCTCAGGGCCAAGTTCTCTCAGTCGTGCCAGGACTACGGCATCAGGGAGGGGCTTCTGGTCCGACGCTCCGAGGCTGACAACAATCAACTATGCGAGTCGAGCGGGAACGCCGCCCCCTGGGCCACCTCCGAGAAGGCACGCCTCAGGGACATCCTGTTCCTTGAACACGACCGCGTCTCATTTATCTGATCAGAGGGACAATGGACGACCAAGACATTGACGACATCACCAACGGGGGCGACAAGCCGAAGAGGAAGAAATCCGGCCAAAAAGGCAAGCGGGTCGAACGCCAGCTTGTGAAGGTCATGGTCGAGCGGTTCGGGGAGGGCTTCAGCCGCTCCATCGGCTCGGGCAACCGCGTCTGGCAGGTGGACGCCCTGCCCAAGCATGCCCAGGACACCTTCACCGGCGACCTCGTCTGCCCCGAGGATTTCCAGTGGGTCTTTGAATGCAAGGGCGGTTATGATGACGTGGACCTGTGGCAGGCCATCACGGACGGCAACGCCACTCTTGACGCCTTCCTGAAGCAGGCCAAGCTGGAGGCCGGCAACTGCGGTCGCAAGCCGATGCTGTGCTGGAAGAGGACTAGAAAGCAGTGGATGGCTTTCGTTCTGCGGCCCCACTTGCCTATGATGGAGTTCAAGAACATCCTGCGGTACGGGGACTGGGCGGGGGTTCCCCTCGCTGACCTCCTCAAGGCACCGGACGATTACTGGCGAACCACCAAATCCTGAGGGCGACCATGCTCCCGAAGATGCTGCCTTTCACGCCCCACATGATCCACCGCCTGTTCCCGCACCTGGCCGGGACACGGTGGGGATACATCAACCTCAACCGCATCGCCATGCAACTTCAGCCGCTACTGGCCCCCCTCATGAGCCAGCCGACCAACCCCTTCCTCGACCCAGGATACTGCGAGATGTGGAAGGGGTTCGTCCACCAACTGATGGGGATCGACAACTCCTGGGGCGGCTACATGGAGGATCGTGCGGTCGTCTGGGCGGGTCACTACCACGACGAAGGGGCGACCATGCACGTCGGCGTAGACTTCTACGTCGCCGCCGGCTGCATCGTCCACATGCCGGTGGACGCGACCCTGGTCTACAGCACGGTGGACCCCGATCAGGAGGGCGGCTGGGGCGGCAGGATGGTGTTCCGCTACAAGGACGAACATTTTATCCTGGCCCACCTCAGGGACATGGACATGAGAGTTGGCAAGGAGTTCAAGCGGGGCGAGCCGGTCGCCGTGATCGCTGAGGACCACTGCAACGGCGGCTGGTCGCCCCACCTGCACTGGCAGCGGGTCAGGAGCCTGGACCTCGACCACGTCCTGAGCGTGGACGGCTACGTCCGGCCTTACGAGGGAATCAAGGAGGACTTCCCGAATCCTCTGGACTACCTTGACTGAGGCTGTGCAGAAGGTCCACCAGGCTCATCACCTCGGATGGGATGTGTTTGGCGACCTTGGCTGCGAAGAGGGCGACCTGGGCCTTGGACAGGCCCAGGAGATCCTCCGCTACCGAGTCGAGGGTTTCGGGCTGGGTGGCATCCCTCCACCGCCTCCAGAGCTTCTCCACCACCTCACAGTCCATCCTCATCGGAGATCCTCCCACTCCTTGAGGGCCACCCGGCTCACCTCGCGGACGACTACTTCCTTGTCGCATTCGTAGAGGCCGGCACAGGAGAAACAGCCGATCTCCAGCAGGTAGTAGTTGCCCATTCGCGTCCGGCAGATGTCGATGCACCAGACCGGGTCAGGGTCGTAGCCCGAGGCCGCGACCCGCGAGGCCAGGCGGTGTGCCTCGGGACAGTAGCCGGCCTTCACGTCGGTCTTGTTGGCGGCACGGTACTGGCTGCCGGCGACGATCTTGCCTTCGACGGCCACAAACCGCCACTCGGCCTCGACGTTGCAGGGCGGTGCCACGACGCACAGTTCGTGAGGCTCGGCCCCGTAGAAGCCGAGATAATTCACATCCTTCTCCCAGTCCTCGTTGCAGACCACCTTGCCGGTGAACAGCTTGGAGCCGGTACTGGGGCGGATGAAGACACAGCCCTGTTCGCCCACCTTGTCGATGATGAACTCCCTCAGGCGGATCAGGTCGCCGTAGGGGAGCATCATGTAGTTGGCGTTGAGCAGGTCGTACTTGGCGAGGGCCGGGTAGTACCTCTGGCACTCGTAGGCCGGCTTGTTGTAGTAGACGCCTGGCACCCAGGGGGCCTCCCGCTTCACCTGGGCGGCGAAATTGAGCGAGCCGTAGTAGATGACGCAGTCGTCCTTGTCGAACAGGTCGAGGTGGCTCGCGTTGTCCCCCAGGTAGGACGCGATCTTGGCCTCCATCCCCTGTCGCCGGATCTCCTCGACCAGCAGGCCGAGGTTCTCATGGAAGGCATCCGTCTCCAGAAACCACTTTGGCTTCACAGTTCATGCTCCAGTCTTGCCACGGCCCTCCAGAACGCGGCCATCGCGTCCTCGCGGGTCTTGTAGGTGCGGCTGTACTCGTCGCCCTTATAGTAACCGTCCAGCAGGTCGAAGGCGATGTCAGGCAGGAAGTGTTGTTCCAGATGATCCGTCTTGTTGCGGTAGAGGTACTTCCGCCCGTACCACAGCCAATGGGGGCTGACGCCCATCGTCCTGGCGGGCTGCTTGTCGCTCGTCCTGAGCGACCTGATGCACTCGATCCGGTGGGGATTGGTCGTCTTCTTGGGCACCTCCTCGGCCAGTCCCTCGGACAGGACCAGGGACCGCTCCACGTTCTGGAGGGTGCCGATGGCGGCAGCCGCGATCTGGTAGATAGCGAACTCCCTGGGGGTCATCTCGTCAACGCGGACAGGCATGTCCGGCAACTCGGCCAGACATGCCTGGATGGCGTCAAGTGCTTGCCGTGCAGGGCTGGGGGCAGGCATTGCCCGGCTCCTCCTTGCCAGGGGCCACCTTCCGCTTCTTGCTGCGGAACTTGGCCCGGTTCTCGGTCAGGAAGGCCCGCAGACGCTCCGCGTTCCCCTCCTGAAGGATCTCCTCCCACAACTCGGCGGGGAGCGTCACCGGGCGTCTGAGGCCGTCGAAGTAGACACTGCACCACCCCGACTCGGTCGCCACCTTGAACCGGGGCGGCTGGCGGTCCCCCTTGATGAGATTGTACTCCTGAGGCTCCTCCGGGGGAGGGGCCGCAGCGGGTGCAGCCGGTGCAGGCTCGGGCGGCGGCGGGGGCGGCTCAGGAGGGGCCGGGGGCTGCCGGATCAACTCCATCGCCTGGGTGTGCGTCAGCCGCCCCTCCCTCACGGCTGCCAGGATCTCCTCGCGTGTTCGCATGTTGTGCCCTCAGGTCGGCGGGGTCTGTGCGGGCGGCACGGTGATGCCCCAGCGGGAGTCCGTGCCGCCCCACGTCCACCACGAAGTCGATGTTGTCCTTCACCCGGCACTGACCGATCTCGTCCAGCAGAAAGAAGTTGACGATGTTCCGGTGCGTCTCCTTCTCGTAGTACAGCATGGCACAGATGGTCGGCAGCCCCGGCTCCTTGGGGTCGCAGACGATCCACTCACACTTGCCCTGGCCGGCCAGGGCAAGCTCCTTGGGGTGCCAGTACCGCCCGGTCAGGTCGTCGCGGTTGACCGCCCTCTCCAGTTGGTCCCAGGAGTACAGGGCCAGCACCTTGTCCGTGGCCTTGACCACAATCGGCGGGGCCTTCGACGCCTTCTTCTTGGTCCGCCGGAACCCCTTCGGTTTCTTCGCCATCAGTACCCCCGTCGCGGTGGTGCCCCAGTTTCAGCCCCTCCTTGAGGAGGGGCAGGGCACCGTAGGTGTTGCCGTTGCGGGCGATACACACCGCCCAGAAGAACCCCGGAGGGCGTGGCGTGTCGAGGCTCTTGGTCGCGGTGTCGGAGCAGACCGACATCAACTGCTTGGCGAACTCCAAGTCCACGACCAGGGTCATGAGGGGGACGCTGTCCTTGTCGGGCCAGTTGTCCGCCGACTCGACGGTGAAGGGTGCCTCGACGCCCTTTTCCTTCTGCCACCGCTCGACCTCGGCGGCGAGCGACCTGCCGTGCCCGTCCGTGGGGTCCACGAAGATGACCACCGGGTCGGCGTAGGGCGACTTGCCCGCCAACTCAACAGCCCTCATGGCATTCTCCCTCAGGTAGTGCAGCCGCACCGCCTTGGCTTCGTCGCTGACGCCGCCGGGGAGCGTCGGGCGACGAAGCTCGATCCGGCGGCGGTTCCGCTTCTTGCTCACACAGCCTCCTTCATCGGGGTGTCCTCGGGCGGGGGCATCTCGGGGATCGCCTCGTCGCCCTTCTGGACGTAGGTGGTGATGGTGCGGGTCTTCGCCTCGCCCACGTCCAGGCCGGCGTCCCGGTAGGCACGCCCGATGACGTACACCGGGGCGATCCGAATCCGCTTGTATTCCGGGTTGGCTCGCGGCCCGTAGGGCTGGTTCCGCCAGTGACCTTTCCGCCAGTGCGGCTCGGGGTTGAGGCCCTCGCCGTCGCCCGGCTCGCCCTTGACGCGGCGGTCCTCGACGTGATACCAGTCGATCTCCCGCTCAAACTGGATCTCGGCCATGAGGTTGGCTCGGGCCAACTCCAGCCGCTGCTCCTCGCGGGTCCGCTTGCTGCCGGTCATGTGCTTGGCCCGGCCCTTGAGCCGCTGGATCTCCTCCAGTTGCCGCCGGTCGGCGTGTTTGACGATCACCGGCGGGTCGTTCTTCTGAGGGTAGGCCATCAACAGGTTGAGGTTGATCGCCAGCCGCTCAAAGTCCACCGCCGCATTGAAGTCGCCGTCGTCCTGGGCCTGGGAGCCGTCCATCTCGTAGTACAGATCCTGGGACAGCATCTGCTCAATCGTCTCGGCTCCCGGCTTCTCGGCCAGGAGGCTGACGATGCGGTCGTTCAGGCTCCCGAACTGGCAGTTGACGACGATGGCCTTCACCTCAGGGTCGTACCAGACGACGACGTACTTGGGGCATCGCTTCAGCCCCTGCCGCAACTTGTGGGCGATGTAGTCGTCGGGGAACTCCACGAACAGCGTCTCGTAGTCCTGACAGTAGTCGGACCACGGCAGGTCTGGACTCGTCTGCTCCAGGCTCTGGCACTGGAGGTTCGTGGGGCGGAACACCTTTGGCCCGCCGCACGCCGCCCGGCTCAGGGCGTAGGTCATGAGCAGGTCTTTGTCGTTGGCATAGGGCGAGTACAGGAGCTTGCGGATCTCGCCCCAGAACTCCGGTGGCCGGGTCCGCCGCTGGTCGTTGGGGAGCTTGTCGATCACGTCCTTGTCGGTGGAGAGGCTGAAACGCTCGCCCACGCGGCGGCACTTGAGCCACTTGTGCCGACCCAGCCAGGCCAGCGGGCAGATCAGGTCGGACTTCACGAAGTTGGACAGAGTCAACGCCATACCGCACCTCCTCGATTCAGGGTCACCGGCCAACTTAGGCCGACCCACAAACGTGTCAACCGGGCGGTCTGGGACCGCCCGGTCGGGGCAGGATCACCTCTTCTTGGGGTTCGGCGGCACCTCCCACTCGGGGGCCTTCCACTGGAACACGTCCTCGTCTTTGGCATGGACGTTGAAGTACTCGCGGCCCTCAAGGTGGGCCTGGATCGCCCCCAGGGTCTTCTTGTAGTACATGACGGGCGGCTCATGCTCCTTCTTGGCCCGCTGAATCCACTCCCACAGGCTCTTGACGGGATCGCCATCGCCCGTCCAGTTGAGGGTCGCCATGCGATCCGCGAACGGCTCGATGGTGTCCTTGCCCCAGTAGAGGTAGACTTTGGCGATGACCGCCTGCACGTCGGCCCGGTAGTTCCGCTCGGGCTTGCGGCTGGTGAGCTTGTCGGTCACCCACTCCAGCACCTCGGCGTACTGGACGGCGAAGTCCGCGATCTCCGAGTCGCTCCACACCTTGCCCTTGTTCAGGCCGTTCATCATGGCCCGGCAGACGGCGGTGTGCTTGCTGGTCAGCTTGGAGTCGAAGACCAACTGCACCTGCTGGTTGGTGGACCGCCTTTTGCCGCTGTCGGTCACGAAGATGCTCTCGGGCGGCACGTTCCATGTAACGTAGAACACCCAGCCCTTGTTCACCTTGATGCAGGCGTCGGCCCGGTGCTGGCCGTTCTGGAAGTTGCCCAGGGTGTTGATGTCCAGGCTCTCGCTGGTCTGGAGCCACCGCTCGCCGTCGATGTCCCTGGCGACCGCGTCCATGTGGGCACGGTCCTCGGGCCGGTTGATCGGCATGCGGAGCTTCAGTTCCTTCATCATCTCCGGGTCGCAGTAGACCAACTCGGAGTACTGGAGATCCTGCCGGGGGAAGTTGTACCAGTACATCCCCGGCTGGTTCGCCTCCAGGGCCTTGTACTGGTAGTAGTCCCGGTTCTCCAGGGCACGCCGCCACTCGCGGGGGTTGATGTGGGCCGGGCAGACCGGCCAGTGCTTGGGCCAGTCGGTCGGCTGCTCGTACTGGACCGGCATGGTGGCCGGAACCACCAGCGTCCCTTTCAGATCCGTCTCGCCGCCCGCCACCGTGGTCAGCACGCCCTTCTTCTCCAGCGTGCGAAAGACCAGGGACCGCATGCTGGGTCGGGCGGGTTTCGCCGGCGGGGCCGGCTGCGTCTGCGTCGTCATGGGCACCTCCGGGGAAAGTTACATTACCCCCATCGTAGCCATGTAACCGGAATCGTCAACCCCCTCGATGCGTTTTTGTCAACCGCAATCTGGATTATGTCCGCGAACGAGCCAAATTGAAAACCCCAAGTCTTTGCTGGGCAAAGACTTGGGGTCTGTTCACTGCAAACGGAATGCGGTCAAATCAGAACTTGTGGCCGCACTGCCCACAGAACTTGTCGCTGGAGCGTCCCCGTTTGGCCCCGCAGTTGGTGCAGTAGGTCGGCAGTTGGGCGTCGGGGAAGATGGCTTCGTTGAGGACGCTGGGGGTGGGGGTGGCGGCGAGCAGTTGCTCGGACCCCCGAAGGATAATACGAACGACGACGTAGTCATTTTCAGTCTGAATGTCCACCGTCCTGAAGGTCTGGCCGCTGGAAGCCCCCTCGACCGTGCATCCGTCCTTCAACTCTACGCTCGGGGTGAAGGCCGATTTCAGCGACTCCAGGCCCGACGATGCACACTGGCTCGTCCCCGCGTTCATCGAGCAGATGGTCTGCCCGGCTGGACCGCAGCTTCTGAGCATCTTGTGCCGCGTGTTGGTCCTCCAGACCGCCGGCTGCTTGTACGGCCAGGGCTGGGGGTAGACGGGGTACGGCTGGGGGACCGGGTAGGGGTGGTGGTGATGGTGGTGGTGTTCGACCGTCTTGTAGACAGGCTGTTCCTTCTCAAGGTAGAACCTGGCCTCGATGACCCCCTTGGAGCCATCGACGTTGGGTCCGTTCTTGCCGTGATCTACCGCGTCGGGACTGTCGAGGCTGACGAACTTGAAGCGGGCGTCTTTGTCGTGGTGGCGGTGGATGTCAACGACGCCGTTGGCGGGGACGATGTACCCGTTGCCCGAGACGTTCTCTCCGTCGATGGTGAACTTGACGACTGCTCGGCGGTTGTGCTTGTTGCGGAACCTGAGGGAGTATTCCTGGCCGAAGGGGAGGGGGACGGTGCCGTTGGCGAGTTCCTTCTGAGGCTGGCCGTTGACGAGTACGCAGGCTATGAAGCGGTTGCTGTAAACCATGAGACTCACTCCTTGGGTAGCAAACGGAAACACTCACCCTCAGTTGTGCGTTAGGTTTGGGGGCGAGTCAGGCCCCCGAGGGTATTTCTCCGTCGCCCTTAGGTAGAGTGCGAGTCTCTCGTTTTTCACCGCCCCATCAGCGAGATATTCTCGTCGTCCTTGTTGTCGTAGATGGCGAGTTCTTCGGCCTCGGTCAGTTCGCGGCCCAGGGCCTCCTCGGCCTCCCAGAAGGAGGTGAAGGTGCCCCTCATGTTGTGGTACTCGTCGGTGAGGCGAAGTTCTTGGTGTGTCACGCCTGCTCCTTGGGTCGCTCGATCCGCTCGTAGTACTCGTACTCCATGATGGCGTCGAGGTGGGCGGGGGCGTTCTCCTTCCAACTGAGCTTCTGGTTGACGTTGATGACGGTGGCTCCGTGGTAGAGCTTGCGGACCAAGATGTTGTTCCAATCGTCCTTGAAGTCGATGACGAGGGTCTGAGGCTCATCCTTCATATCGTTGAGCCAACGCTCCATCTTGCCGGCCTTGTCGTCCACGACGCTGAGGTAGATCGTCTTGTCTACGTCGCTGATGTCCACGTCGAACACGAACCCGTCCGCCAGGGGGCACTCGTCTGTGTAGGCTCTGAACCGGAACGTGTCCATAGTGTGTTCTTGGTCCACTTTCGTTTCCTTGGGTTTGGGTTTGTCGTCGCCGTAGATGTAGTCCATCCAGCTACACATACCTCACCTCCTTTGCCTATCTAGGCGACAGAGGGATCGTTGTGAGGGCATACGCCCCCGTTGAACTGTCGGCCCAGGTTGCAGTTGAAGCACAACACCTGAAAACCTGGCGGATAGTTGTTCTTGATGATCCAGTGGAAGATGAGGGAGGCTTTCACAGTCTTCCTATGCTCTTTGCCGTCATTGTTGACGTGGTCGATAGTCAAGAACTTCAGGTTCGACTCGCCGCAGCAGTTGCACCTACTGCCTCCGTAGGCGTCGAACACTTTAAGACGTTTCTCGCGTCTTTGTCTTTTCTGAGCATCAGTGCATATCTGGCACCGACGCCTGTCTGGCAGGGCTGGCAGTGTGCAGTTGACACAGATGCCTTTGGCTATCTGTTCTTTTTTCTGCTCACGCAACCTCTCACGACACTGTTCGCAAAGGACACCTCCCACGGACGGTTTCCTGCCGCACTCTGTGCATAGGCTGCTGGCTTTGCGTTTGGCGTAGCATGACATCCTATGCTTCTTGGTGTTGGCGGCACTTTGCTGGCGGCACACCTCACACCGAGTAAACCCCAGGGTAGGTTCTCGCTTGCCACAGCCGGTGCAAAGCCCTTGCTCTCTGAGTTTCAGCCGTCTGGCTTTCTGCCACTCGCGGTCACGCTGCTGTTGTCCCATGACCTACATGAGTGACCCGACTAGAAAACTTGAAAAACCATCGGGTCACTGACGTAGGCAAAGCCGCCGAAGGACATTTTGAACCAGACATCGAAGGTTCCGCAGCCGATCTCGTCGGTGTCGATGGTCAGGAACGCACGGTTCTTGTCCTTGTACTCGATGGGGACTTCGTCCAGCACCAGCCTCAGGTCTTCCTCCTGGGGCACGCACTCGCCGCAGTGCTTCCTCATGCTGACGAGGATGTCCGCACCGATGATCAGGTTCTCGTAGTACTTCGCCAGATCGGTGGCCTTGGGGACGTTCGGCTCGATCTGGATCATGATCGGCTTGCGGTTGCCCAGGGCCATGCGGTTCGGCTGGAAGTTGAAGCTGAAGTCGTAGACGATGGGCATGGGCGAGGTGTACCACAGGTCGGGGAAGACCTGAAAGTACTGCTCCCGCCGCGTCTCACGACCGTTCTCACGCATCGTGACGTACCACACGTCGGCGTACTTGCCGATGACGTACTTCGACTCCTCCAGGGCGACCTGCACCGAGTAGACGCCGGTCGAGACGTGGGTCACGTCCCCGGCGGCGATCTCCTCGACAAGCCTCAGGCCCTCCGGGTTGGAGGCGGACTTCATCGTCTTGTCCACGGTCCAGATTTCAACCTTACCGACCTCCTGCACGTCCGCCGGGGCGTTGCCGTTGTAAACGTGCAGCTTGAGGGTCAGGTCGTCCCCGACGACCGGGTTCATGTTGCGGTCTTTAGCCACGGTTCCTCAGCCTCTCCTCTAGCAAGATCGCCACGACACTAGGGAACAAGTCGCCATTGGCACACCTGCCAACGCACCGTTCGTATGCCGAGGTCACCTGTGTCTCATCCATTCCGAACCCTTTGGCAAGCGTGGGCATAAACCTGAGGTTCCATTCAGCGGGCAGCAACATCAGGTTGTCCGGTCTGTCATCTTCCAGCGATTCACGTTTGCCGTTTTTGTGGTGAACGTGATGCCCGTCAGGTACAGGGCCGTAGTGGTGTTCATAGACAAGGCTTGCATGGGTTTTCTTGCCCTTGCCGTTCAGGTAAGCAAACCATCGTCCGCCTTTTCTGCTGAACCAGACGGTGGCCCCCTCCACATAGGGGCTTGGCACAGGGTCGGCACCTGTTCTTGTCCTGACCATCTTCTCAGTAGCATCAGGCGGTCGCTTTTTGCCACGCCAGTGAGACGGCTTGTTTTTCAGATGATGGTTGTGGACATAGGTGGCAGCCTTCCCGTTCCTGACAACTGTGGGCTGGCCGCACCCGCAGGCACATAGTGTTTGGTACATACCCTAATAGAGTATGTACCAAACTCACCTTTTGCCTTTCTTCATGGCCTTCTTCATCTCTTCGTCTTCCCGCTCCTTCTGCTGAATGAAGCGGTCGATCATCCACCGTCGCTCATCGATGGGATAGGACCGAAACTCCTCCCGGCTCATGCCCAGGTGGTAGCGGAAGAAGAACTGCTCCTGCATGAGCGACTCCCACATCTTCCAGCAGGTTTCGTCTATCTCTTCTTCGGCTTGGGGAAGAAAAAACCTGTCTCAAGCGGCAGGTCGATCTCAAACTCGTCGCTGGTGTACGGCGAGGTGAGGGTCATCTTCGTGTCCACGCCGAACGGAGGCTCGCTCACGGCGTTCCTCAGGTAGGCCACGTCCTGAATGGGGAGCTTCTTGATCAGCATGACCATCTCGCCCTTGTCGGTCAGGCCCTCGATGTCGTCCAACAGCAGGGCGGTGCGGTAGATCAGGCTGTCGTCCTTGCCCTCGCCGCTACCCTTGCGGATGACGAGGTCGCGGTACTCCTGAACGTCCTGCTCGTCCTTGCCGGTCGAGAGGCGGTAGCGGAACTTCCAGCCGGTGCGGGGCAGGGTGTCCTGAAGCTCGGGGCCGTAGTCTTTCGGGCAGTACTTGACGATCAGTTCGGCCAGGTTGAGCGTGGCGTTGAACTTACGGTCGGTGAACGGGCAAGTCACATCCACGTCGTACTCGTTGCCGTAGGAGATGCTGCGTAGGCCGATCAGCAAATAGGTCCGGTCGGCACTCAGGAGGCTCTCTGGCTTGAAACCCTCCTTGAGACACCGCTGGAAGATCATGTTGATGGCCTGGCCCTTCTTGACGAACCTGGGCTGGGTGAGGATCTGCTCTTCCTCGCCGGTCATAGGCCGGATGTGCAGGACGCCGTCTTCGGGGCCGTTATCGCCGTCATAGAAGCGGCCCAACGAGGGCAGCTTGACGGCCTCAAACTGGCCGCTGTCTGGACGCAGCTTGGCGACCAGTTCCTCCAGCTTGCTGCTGCCGGTGACCCTCACGTTGGTCGCGGCCACCTGTTCCTCAGGGGTCCGCTCGCGGGACTGGGACGCACCGCCCCTGCCGAACATCTTGGCGTAGCGGGCTGGTATCGGCCCCTGCACCTTGGGCACCTCGTCGTAACCTTCGCCCTGCTCGTCCATCGAGCGGAAGTAGCTGGGGTCAACCCGAGGCTCCTCATCCTGATCGCCCGAGGACTGCTGCTGCATCCGCTTCTGGATCAGCTTGGCCTCGTCGGACAGGTCGTGGTCCTCACCGAGGTCCGCTGCGGTGATCTTCCGACGCTCCTGGCGGAACTTCTCGTCTGCCATGTTTTCTCCTTTGGTCACTAGCTTAGGCTGTGGGGGTAACTGAGTATGATCCTTCTGAATGTCGAGACTGCCGAGACGCTTGTGTTTTCGGACCCGAAGTTGAGGCAGGCACTCGCGGACGACTTTGGCGAGTTGTTCGATCAGTGGAAACTGACCCAGACGTTGCCTTTCCTTAGGTCACTCCGCAAGCGGTGCGTCCTGACTTTCCTCGACAAGATCAAGGCACATCATGTCGAACTGCTCTCCGACCACCTGGGCGGACAGGTCGTGGTCGAAGGGATCAACACCCGCGTCGTGCAGAACCTCGACATCGACACCGTAGAAGAGCTACAGGCGTCACTTTCTCAGTTCGACGGCTTCCCCAATTTCTCGATGACCCGCTCCGACAAAGGTGTGGGCCTAACCTTCTGGAGATGAACATGGGACCATACGTCTTCTTCTTGCTCGCTGCTGTCGGCCTGACGGCGGTGATCGTTGAGAGCAAAATCTTCAGGCCGATACGCGACTACGCGGAGCGTTGGCCCTGGCTCCACTCCCTCATGACCTGTTACCAGTGCAGCGGCTTCTGGGCCGGCACCGTGCTGTACCCGTTCATCCTTGGCGTGAACTGGGGTTGGGTCGGTGCGGGGTTCGCCGCGAGCTTCCTGTCGGTATTCTCAGCCGCCCTGATGAACTGGATCGAGGCCAACACGGTCATCAACCTGCCGCCCGACCCGCCCAGCCAGCCGCCTGCGGGAGGTAACTGATGTACCGGCTCTACTGCGAGGCTTGCGGGTGGAACAAGTTCACAGACGGCACCGACATCTCGGGATTGGTCCCCCACAAGCGATCCCAGATCCAGGGTCACATCCCCAAGCTGGGCGAGGACGGCAAGACCGAGACGAGCAAGTTCCTGACGATGCCCAAACAGTTCAAATGCCCCGGCTGCGGCAGGGTCGTGACAGCCAGGAAGACCAACCTGAGGGCCGAGGCCCCCGAAACACCCCAGGAGCGGATCAATGAGCAAGGTGACCCTGCTGGACATTAAGCAGGCCCTCAGGGACGAGCGGTTCAGGAAGACGCTGCCCCAGGCACTTCTGCCCGACGTGCAGAAGTATCTGCAAAACCCGGCCTGCCCATGCAATATGCCGATCTACAAGCGGATCTTGAAGGAGTGTCCCAGCCAGATCCGCGACTACTTCCCCACCCGAGAGTTGTCCAACCCGGTCGAGGAGACAGTCCGCCTCGCCCAGAACAACTGGCGGGTCATCAACTGCAAGGTCGCCTCCCTGGAGGAGGAACTGCGGAAGATGGGGCCGGGCGGCAAGCAGATCGCCGTGGCCCGCTGGGAGGACGAGGTCACGGTGGTGGTCAACGAGGTCAGCATCGATGCTGAGATCGTGAAGTCCAAGGCCGATGTCAGCCGCGAGAAGTGGAAGGTCATCGACTGTGCCACGGACGCCCTGGAGGCCGAGCTTAGGAAGCTAGGGCCGGGGAGGAAAATCATCTCCTTGGCCCGCTTCCAGGGTCAGGTTACGACGATCATCCATGAGCTTGATGTAGTCTTCAGCCTCTGACCGTACATACCTGTGCCATGAACCGCTCAGAAGATACCCCGAAGCCCGAGGCCACCGCCAAGGCTTCCGACAGCACCGATGGTAGTACAAGCAGCCCTGAGTCGTTGATTCAGGGCGTAATCACACGTCTGAAAATCATTGAGAGGCGTCTTGCCTCCATCCCCCGACCGACACGGAGCAGGCCACGGCACGCTCGCACTTCGCAAGCATGTCGCGTGGATAGCTGCCGTTCCTGCTGATCAGCATAGGCCACAGGTCATCCTTCGGCCTGGCCTCTGCCGCCTGGATAGCGTCTCTGAAGAACTGAGACGCCTCTTTGTAGCGGTTGAGGGCCATATGGATGTCCCCCAGCAGGCACCAGAACTCGGCCATGTAGGGCCGGTGCAGCAGGCACCACGCCAGGTTGCTCGCGGCCCCCTGGTAGTCCTTGAACACCGCCGCCTGGACTGAGGCCAGGAAGTACCTCATCATGACCGCCGGTTCGCCCGTCTTCTTCTCCAAGAAGAGGTACTCCTGGGCCTGGCGTCTGAACGCCTCGTAGTCCCTGGTCGCCAGGCTGTGGAACGCCTTGTAATACCAAGGGTCGGCGTCGGAGGGGTGTCTGGGCACCCACCCCTCCAGCCGTCCGCGTGGGTCCACGCTGGGATGGCCCGGTGAGTAGAGGTAGACGGGGGCCAGGGGTAGCTCCAACGCCTGCGTCTCGTAGACGGGGTTCTTGAAGGGGCGGACGCCTTGCCACAGGCGGCTCTCCTTGACCATCAGGTCGCCCCTGAGGACGCAGAAGCTACGTCCCTCGCCGTCCACCTCGGACAGACAGTCCTCGCCGCCTACGAAGAACTCCCCCGGCTCGACGCGGAGGTGCCACTCCGTTTGTGCCCTCTTCTGTAGTTCGTTCCTGGCCCAGGACAGGTCGGCGTCCTTCCTGAAGCGGACCTCAGCCCAGCCCTCGGGAGTCTCCCAGTCGCCCTCACCCATCACCCCCACCAGCACCGGGAAGCCCAGGCTCTCCAGGCTCGCCACCGTCTTGTCCAGGCCCGGCACCTTGTCTTGGGCCAGCATCTCCACGGTCGCCTTCACGTCCAGACCTCCTATCGGCCAGCGAATCCATCAGGTTTGCCTCCCCCTCCATCCCCAGTGACCTGTAGAGGTCGGCCAGGTCGCGGCATGGCTTGGAGGCGACTGGGTTCGCTATTAAGCCCATCATCAGTTGAACATCTCGCTTGAGAAAAGCAGCGGGCATGGGGCACACTCTTCTGTTTGTAGGGCGGTTAGCTATGCAGGTGGAGCGATTTTTCGTCGGCATGCCTAACTAACAAACCCCTCTGGCTTTTTCCACGACTATGAGCGTGGGTTGGGAGTTCATGACGACGGAGTACTTGAACAACAAGGAGTTTGAAGCGGTCATCGAGCGGTTCAAGGGTGCCAAGCGTCGTAGGGCGAGGTACGAACTGATCATCGAGGACTTGCAACTGAGCTACGACGCTAGGCGGGATGAGTCCCGCCACGACCTGTTGACGAGGAAACGCCGGGAGTACGGCGGCGTCATCAGGGACTACGAGGACTCCCAGCAGATGCTGGCCGTCCAGTTCTTCAAGCTGTCCGAGAACATCGTGGGCTACGCCCGCTACCACCACGTTGACATCGATGACGCCATTCAGGAGGGGGTGATGATCTGCTTCCAGAAGATCGACCTCTTCCGCCCCGAGAAGGGCAAGGCGTTCAACTACATGACCACCTGCATCCTGAACCACTACCGCCAACTCTACCGCACCGCCCGCAACTACAACGAACTGAAGAGGAAGTACCACGACTTCATCGCCACCGCCGAGTCGGTCGTCGCCCGTAACGGCAGGGAGCGACCCAACTTCTCGATGGTCCGTGGCCGCGACTCGATGTACAATTAGGGCGAGGTGTGGAATATGACTAAGAGTATGATCGAACAGATCGAGCAGCAGGAATTGATCCAGAAGCTGATCGATTGTGGTCACGGTAGACTGGTGGAGGTTCTTCTGGAGGGACACACCGAGTGTTGGACGAAGAAGGGCAGGCTCAACAAGAGCGGTGCCTGCCGCGTCCTGGGCATAAAACCCAAAGAGCTAGAGCAGTCCCTGGAGAAGTGTCGGGAGATCCTGGGCGACATCTTCTAACTGCCGGGTGCCAGGTAGGCACGCGAGTACCTCAGCGTCAGGTCGCAGGTGACGATCCCGCCGTCCGCGTAGTCTAGCTCACCGAACTCTGCCTGCTGGGGCCAACACTCCTCGATGTACCAAAGCTCGACCGGGGTTCCGCAGCCGGTGAATAGCCTTAGCTGTGCCGTCTTCTTGAAGTCCGGCGGGCAGGGGAAGTCCATCTTGCCGATGGTCGGGTCGTAGACCATCTTGATCCAGTTCCAGATCGGGTTGCGGTTTTTGACGAGGTCATACAGGGTCAGGGTGATCGGCTTCCACTCGGCCCGGCCTGGGTAGTAGATGTTCTCGGCCAGGTGGATAGCCTCGATCTCCTTGTAGGTCAGGCTCGGTCGAGCGGCCCTGGACGGGGGCAGTGAACTGACGCTGTCCTGGGAAATGTCGGGGATGAAGAACTCCCAGGCGTTCTTCTTCTTCATGCAAGCCCAGCCAGTGCTGGAGGCGTTCCTCCACGTCTCATCGAACGACATGGGCCTCTTGCCTACCCAGTTAGCCATCCATCCTCCTAAAGCGAAAAACCCACCCCACTAGGTAGTGGAGTGGGTTTTCTGTTGTTACTGCGAGAGGACCAAGACCCGCATTAGGTGCAGGGCGTGCATTCGCAACGCGGGGCCTTGGACAGCTTCGGGCAGAACGAGCGGTACAGGATGTCGCGGTAGCGGACGGTCAGTTCGACCGTGCATTCCGCCGAGTCGCTCATGTCAAGCTCACCGAAGTTGACGTTCGTCGGCCACATGCCGGCCATGATCCAACCCTCAAGCGGATAGCCGCAGCCATCATAGAGGGTCAGACGGCCCGCACCCTCGTACTGCTCGGGGGCCTGGCCCATCTCAAGGTTGATCGGGTCGAAGATGTTGTACACACTCGACACCCAACCCAGGATGCTGCTGTTGTTCACGTTGCCCGAGGCAGCCGAGCCGGCGATGTCGTAGAAGGACACCGTGATCGTCTCGATGGTAGCCTTGCCGGGGATGAACATCTTGCCGTTGAGGTAGTTGATCTCAGTCTCATCGATCTGGATGTTCGGACGGCTCGCCGTCTTGCAGAACTCCTTAGCCACCTCGGTGTTGGTCTTGGCACAGTACCGGATCTCCAGGGTCCAGCGGAACTTCCGCTTGAACCGGATCTTCGGGTCGCGGAGCTTGCCAAGCCCCATCGGCTTCTTCGTCGTGTCGAAGAGGGCATCGCCCAGGGCCTCAAGGTTCCCGCCCAGGGCGTTCGTTACGGTAAAGGCGTCAGCCATTGTTCTCCTTTGTCAATCTCTCAGAAGTTTGAGGCGTTCTCGGTGAACGAGCCGGTGCGGTTCACGGAGAACTGGATGTACATGAACTCGACAGCCCTGGCAGGCTGCACGCCGATGTTCGCACGGAACTCGTTCCTGTCGATCACGTCCGCAGTGTTCAACTCAGGACCGGCGTCGATGATGAACGCGGTCAGACCACGCCCGATCTTGACGGAGTTCAGGATGTCAGTGGCGAGCCTAACGAACTCAGCCTGGAAGATCGCGTCGTTCGGATCGAACAGCAGCGTCCTAGACATCGTCCTGATCTGCTTCTCGATGGTGAACATCATCCGGCGGACGTTCACGCGGTCGAGAGCGGTTGGCAGCCTCTGTAGGGTCTTCTGGCCCCAGATGAGGAAGCCGTTCACGTCCACGAACTGGATGATGGGGTTGACACAGTTCCTGTTCCCATACATCTGGTCACGCTCAAGCTGCGTCGGACGGGAGAACACGTCCGTGATGCCAGGCACCTGACCCCTAGTGATACCCGCCGGGGCGAACCACGGAGCGGACAACTGGTCGGAGCGGGCGATGGCAGCCATCACAGCACCGGAAGGCGGGCACCATACGTCAACGCGGTTGTAGGTGTCCCTGACCTTAACCCACGGCCAGTACAACGCCCCGAAGTCGCTATCGAACCTCTGAGTGTTGAGGGGGTGGGCACCGTTCTGCCAGGCGACAACCTCAGACACCGTCAGGCCGAAAGGCGGATCGACAATGGCGAGGCAGTCCTGCCTGTAGTTCTGGCACACGTCCAGCATAGCCTGGACCACGGAGGTCGAGGCGTGGCCGGGGCAGGCCAGCAGGTCGATCTGGATCTGCTCAGGCTCAGACAGAGCGTAGAGGCCGGTGTAACCGACCGCAGAGCCGATCAGAAGCTCGTCCTGCTTGTCCGGGTCAGACGGGATGCCGTCCGAACCTACGACAGCACCCGAAACCGTGCTGTCACCCAACTGGTAGGTGCCGTCAGCCGGCGGGGCCGTCGTGTCGGTGTTGTCCGTCACCCTCAGGTAGTCGGACACAAGCTGCAAGTACGTCTCGACGTAGAAGCGGCTGTTCGCGTCCTTCGTCAGGTTGCCCCAGGACTCGACCTGAACGCCGTTGTTGTAGACCTCGATGGTGAAGACATTCGTCTGAGTGTCGTTCGTGATCTTGATCTGGGTTGCGTTGCCGTCCACGCCGGGCGAGTCAGCCTGGGCCGTGAAGCTGATGATGTTCGTGCTGTTGGCCGAGCCGATCAGGCGACCGAAGCTCGACAGGCCGGTGGCCGGGGTAATTTCGTCATAGGCAGCCGTACCACGCGGGCTGGTGCCTGTTGCGGTCGCGTGGCTGAAGCCGAAGATGTCGGCGGCGGTGCTGTCGCTCTTCACCAGCAGGCGGGCGTCCCGACCGCTGTGCAGAGTCCTAAGACCAACCTGATCGCCGGTGGCGTAAGCCTCAAAGCCGCCCGGCAGGTCCGCCAGGGCCACGTCGTTGATGTAGTCAACCACGTCGGTGGCCGTCACCGTCGCGTCACCCTCAAGACCGCTCAGGTCAACCGTCTGAACCACGTTGTCGATGGTCACGTTGTCCGTGCCGTCAACGACCACGTTCAGGTACAGACCCGTCTCGCCAGACAGGTCGTAGTTGCCGGCAGAGTATGCCGTCGAGGGGTAACGGTCCTCGTCGCCCAGGTTCGACGCCTGCGTCATGCCCGAGCCGAGGCCCGTCACGCCGTTCACGCCGTACATGGAGTTCTGGACCGACACGAACTCAAGCTCGGCCTCGGGGCCATAGGCCCACAGGGTCTTCACGCCGATGTAGGTGTCGCCAAGGCCGTCGTCGTGGGCGAAGAACTCGATGCCGTCGTTCTCCGCGTCGATCTGCTCGTTCAACTCCGTCGCCAGGTCAGCAGCCGAGATACCGCTCAGGCCGGTCGCCAGGGCGACGAGCGTGCGGAAGTTCAGGTTGCCGTTCAGGCGGAAGCGGAAGAACTGGTTGTCGGTGAAGGTGTACGGGCCGGCGGTGTCCGAGTAGACGATCAACTGACCGCCGGCTGCCGTCACAGGCACGCTGGCCGTCTTAGCCGCCTCGTCACTCACAGCGTCCTGATCGCCAACGCGGACGATAAAACACTGCGTGCCGGTCAGCAGGAACTGCTGGGCCGCGTAGACCATGTACGGGTCGCCCAACTCAGGATGCGGGTTGCCAAAGACCGTCGCCAACTGCCGAGCCGAACTTACGACGGTCGGGATGTTGATCGGACCCTTGCTGGCGAAACCCACCAACCCGGCCACAGCACCAGAAGCGGCGAGCGGCGGAACGAAGCTCAAGTCCTGTTCAGCGATCCGCACACTGGGACTGATCGTGTTGGAAGGGGGGAAGCCCTTGAGAATAGCCATCTTTACTCTCCCTTTGGTAGCTTGTTCTTAACGTGCCTCACGGAAATCAATCCCATCTTTTCCGCTCGCCCGACGTACTCGGTCATTAGCTCGTCATCGATGAGAGCGACGTTGTGACCCGCCCCCACCCCAGGCACATTAAGGGTGGTGAAGGACTTCGGTGCCCGGCGTGACCGCACGACCACCTGCACTGGGAACTTCTTCCGGTTTCGGATTTCAATCATCTCTCAGTTCCTCTACTGCTTCGACTAGCTCGCTCAGAACAGATGAGACTTCCGTGTCGTCCCCCTCGTTCATCCCCACCCTTATCTTGAGGACAGCCTTCTTCCTCTCGATGGGCTGTGGTATGTAGGTCTTGGCGGTTAAATTGAACTGGTACTTCAGCACCCTCAATTTCTCGCCAGGCTCGGTGTCGAGGTTATTAGCCCTGGAGTCGATCTGGGCCGTCGATTCCCAGTACACTCCCCTCACGCTTAGGTATGCAAGAGGGTTGCATTTTAGCTCGATCTGTTCGACAATTTGGTTCATGTCCTCCCAGTACAGCGTCCAGACGTAGAGGTTGTAGCTGATGTTGATCGGGATGCCTCGGGAGACGCCGAAGACCGTGTCCCGTTCATAGACCTCGTCCTGGGTGAACCCAGGCTTCATGTCTTCCCTAAGCTCCCTCAGGTACGTCTGGGCCTTATGGTAGGTGTACCGCTCCGGGTCGAAGTCGTGCCCCGCCGAGTGGACCGCGATCATAGGCAGCTTGATGCGGTCGGTAACAAGGCTGTCGTCTTTGCGGACGTTCTCCTGCAAGACGGCGGCGACCGCCTTCTCCTGCGAACCCCACATGATCGGCACCTTGTGGACCGTCCCGGCCTCGTCCTTGACGATGATGTCGCTGAAGAGGTCCAGCATCGCGTCGTCGGCCCCACGGAACGCCTGTGGCGAGCGGTAGATGAACTGTCGGTTGCCGTCCGGTAGGTTGACGACCTGGCCCGTCATGATCGGATCGCAGTTCGCGTTGAACCCGTAGCCGGTCTTCTTCAGCGATGCCTCGCGGAGCCAGGCGAGGTTCGGCAGCGTGCTATGCACCTCACGCTGGCTCTCCTCGGGAGTCTCCTCCTGGCACTGCGGCGGCGGTGCGTCCTCATTCAGCAGGTTCTGAAGGAACGTCTTATCCTGGCAGCCAGCCAGGTTCTGCTGGTTGTGTTCTCCACTGAACTTGGTCACTGGGACTTACCTCCGGTACACTTCTAGTTAGGGGTGATGGCAGGAAACTTGGGAGAGATCATGAACAAGACGAAAGTGCTGTGGCGGTCTTGGTACAAGGGGCTGGCACCGCAGCCTATCAAACTCCAGATCCCCGGCTGGGCAGGCGTGGACAAGAACCACAAAGATGGTGCCACACCCCAGCCCTGGCACTGCCCTCCTTTTGTGGACGGCTCGACCTACGGGCTTGAGCTTCTCTACCCGTTCGACAACGACTGCTACGTCTGCATGAGGAATGGCAAGATCCACTTCGACGGAGACTTCTCGGAAGAGACTCAAGCGTTCCTGAACGGCCCCCCGTTCAAAGAGTTCGCCCCGCACCACTACGGGTTCACCTCGTCGCTGGACCTATTAGTGGACGAGGACTCGGTCGTGAGAATCGAGCCTCATCCGCGTTACTACACCGACGTAGGAGGCACCTGCCCCTGCCCCGTCCCAGGACACATCCACACCGCCTTCTGGCCCAAGATTTTCTTCGTCGTCTTCAAATCGCCACTCCCCGGTCAGACCCACGTCTTCAGGAAGGGCGAACCCTACGCCCAGATCCTTATCCTGCCAAGGAAGGCCCACTACGAGATCGTCAGGATGACCGAGGAGGAGTCGAAGGAGAGGCAGCGGATGTGCGACACCATCACGCGGTGCCAGAACGAGATCGCCAAGAACAAGTGGGTGGACAACGCCGGTAACCATTTCGATGACAAGTACAAGGTGCTTCAGTCTGCCTTCCTGAAGGAGGGCCACGCTGGCGTCGAGAGGACGCTGGACCACGCGGAGAAGGTCCACACCGCGAAGAAGGAAGCTGCTGAGAGCAGGAAGAAGAGGTTCAAGAGAAGGTTGGTGGCTATCCGTGATGAAACACTTTCCAATCCGCAAGGGTTCTCGCCGTCGCTCGACCTACATCTTGGAGATACGGGGCTGCCTGAGGAAGCCCCGTATACCTTTGAGGTTTGTCCCGCCGAAAGGCAGGCGGCTGAGGGTCAAGCGGGAGAGCCTGGTGCTGAGGATTAACGCCCCCGTATCAGACTTCCCTCGTTTAGCTTGAAGTCCGGCGTCTTCTGGGTGACGTTGCCCTCGCCCGTCGTGGCCGACTCTTGGAACCTCTGGCACATCAGCACTAGCCGTAGCTCGCCCCACAGCTTGAACTCGCCCACGTTCCTCTGGACGATGATCCAGTTCTCCCGTTTGTGCGGGGTCCATAGCCGCGAGCCGATCTTGGGTGGGTGGCCGATGGCCCTCAGGACCGAGCGGTAGTTGAACTCCATCTGCACCTCGTCCGGGGAGTCGATGCCGAAGACGTTCTGGAACTGCTGCTGCGGGATTGGGTCGTAGAAGCCGTAAAGCTCGACGCCCTCGTCCGCGTAGACCTTCGACCTCGACTCGCGGTAAAGTGGGTCCACCGTGTTCGGGTCGATGAAGACTTCGTGGTAGAAGATCGGGCTTCCGCCGATCTTGATGACCTCCTCGTCCCAGAGGTTGAAGAGGTCGTGTTCGGGGTTTTGGGGGTCGAACTGTTGCAGCGACCCCGCAACCCGGTACGGCGTTCCGTCGCAGTTTCGGATCATGCCCTATGTAGCACGATCAGCCGTGGTTCTGATTCGGGCTGACCAGCAGAGACGGGTTCTGGGCCATGATCTGCATCTTCAGATCCTCCAGACGCCGCCTCCTCTCCTCATGGTACTCCACCTCGGTCGGCTTCACGTTCCACTGGCATAGCTCGATCCGGGTGTCGTCCGTGCGGACGGGCACGAACAGGGTGCCGATGGAGTCGGGCAGCCTCTGGAGGGTCGGCTTGAAGCGTTCCTTCAGACGCTCCACGAACGCCTCGGCCTTGAAGGGCGGCAGGGCACCGACGTTGATGTAGAAGATGAGCAGCCCCTCCAGGGTGCCCTTGCCGTGGTCCTCGGTGCGGGCCGCATCGCCCAGCGTCGATTCCACGGACTCCTTCTTCTGCTCACGCTCGGTTTCCAGCCGGACCTTCTCCTCGACCCTCTCCTTCTTCTTCCACTCCTCCATCCAGTGGGCCTGCTCCAGCCTCGCCTTGATGGACTCCTTCAACTCGTTCGTGAGGGCCTCGGCGGCTTCCGGGGACAGGTTGCTCACGTCGATGTTGAAGGTCTGGTACTTCTTCTGTTCCATTGTCAGATTTCCTCTTGGATGATGTTGATCGAACCACAGTCGGCACACCGGCAGACCACCCCCTTGCCGTGGCGACCTTGCCTTAGCTGAAGGTTATCCAGTCGATTGTCATCCTTGATTCCGTTCTTGTGGTGGACCGTCTCCTCTTTGCGGAGCGGTCGCCCGAGATGCCTAGCCATGACCAGTCGATGCTCTAGGACGTAGCTGTCACTGGGCGAAGTCATGGACCCCAAAGGGTCGTCTTTTGACAATGGCACCCTGACGTAGCCGCCGCAGTACTGCCGTCCACCTTTCCAAGATGGGTGGTCAGCACCACCCATTTTTACCGGAGATGTGAGGACGCCCTTGCGTCTAAGGAACTTGCCTACCCAGCACTGCGTCAGGTTGTAGGCCCTGGCGAGACTGCACTGGGACTCGCCGTCAAGCCATCTAGTGATGATCGCCTCTTCAGTGTCTTTGTCCAGCCGGATCGTCCTGGGCTTGTAGACACCTGCTTTCTTCAGCAACCGTGCCACGCGACGACGGGTAGTGCCCAACTCCCTCGCTGTCACCTCTGCTGAACCGTTGGCCGTGTAGACCTCGATCACTTTTGCTTCTTTTAGTTTCATGCCATAGAAGAGAAAGGTAAGATCGAAATTAAGCCTACGAGAGCGTCAGCTTAGGCGTTATGTTGATCTGACCGCCGCCGCTGGGCAGCGTGAAGGGGGCACCAGAGAATCGCTCGATCCACTGCAAGGCACCACCCGTATTGACAAGGTAGTAACCGTAGGCGTTGACTGCGGTGGTGAACGTGAAGGTCTGCTCGCTGTGCGTCCCGGTGGTCACGCCGCTCGGCTGCGTGATCGTCCACCCGCCACCTGCGAGCGTGATCTCGGCATAGCCGGCCTGCTGCGTAGCCTCGGTCACCCCAGTCAATACCGTGTTCTGGTCGGGGGTGATATCGTTGGTGAACAGCTTGAGGATCAAGCTCTGCGTCGAGAGCAGGTACGACAGCAGGGATGATTCGGCTGTTAGTGGTGTGACAATCGCCATACTTCTCCTTGGGTTATCCTGGCCTGGACCCCACTATCTAGGTCGTGGCACTAAGAAATAGAGACGGCTCGGTCTTCAAGCTCCGAGGCCCTAACCCCATCATGATCAAGCAGTCCCTCTGGTCGGAGAAGAGCGTCAAGCTCGTCAACTGCCGCTGGAAGTACCTCCCTGTTGGTGAAACAACCCAGCCGGCCCCCGCACCAAGGGTTGAGCCGAGGAGGGCGATGACCGTGATTCAGGAGCCGCCCACCACGCTCTCCGCACCGCAGCCTCAGCCCGAGCCGAGCCAACCCAGGAGTTTTTACGGCGACGACGTGAGTCCGCTCGACGTGCCGATCATCCCCTCGCTCACGCAGCAGATTCAGGACGGCGGCGTCCTCGCGGACATCCCCAAGGTCGCCATCCACTGCCTGCCGGCGGTTAGGATCGAACACGTCGATAAGACCTACGGGCAGAGGTACGCCACCCTCAGGACGGACTTCGGCAACAAGTTCGTGTTTGAGGCGGTGATGCTTGAGGAGCAGGATTTGGCAATCCAGTTCTGGACCACCTGCCAGCAGGTGACGGTGGGGTCGATCCTCTACCCCATGAACAAGGATAAGAGGTGGTGGAAGGTGAGGGACCGCGAGCCGAAGACGGGCGGTCTTCTGATGACCGCCGTCATCACCGACTTCAACCCTTCGTTTGGGGAACCACCGCAACCTTGAAGCCTAACTCAGCCAGCTTCGCCTTGTGGTCCTCGACCGCCTTCAGGTAGCCGACCTCGTAGATTTCCACCAGCAGTCTGTTGAACAGGGTCAGGTCGGCCTCGGTGACCAGGGGCACGCTCACGCGGTCGATCAGGTCCAGATAGGGCATGGCCTTGCCGCCGAGGATGTCGCCCAGGAGCTTCTTCAGCAAGTGGGCCTTGGGGTTCTGCATGTACTGAAGCCAGTTCGCGGCGTTACTCACGCTTCTTCCTCCGCTTCTTCTTTCTCTTCGTCTTCTTGGGCAGGTCGCTGCACGCACCCCACACTTGGTAGTCCGGCCCTCCCTCGCAGGAGCCTACGATGGCGTAGGTGCCCACCATTTCCTGCAACCACTGACGGAACGTCCTCACCCGTCCTCCTTTTAACTGAGGGTGTGTCAGTAGATACCTCGTCACCCAGACAAACGGAGGCCCCATGCCATTTTGCGGACAGAACACGATGTACATCTCGACGCCCACCCAGAAGGGCAACCCCTCCTGCGGCTCGGGCTGCGGGCCACGCTCGATCAACGACCCTATCGGGGTTAAGATGACCGCGAGGAAGTCCCGCGAGCAGGTCCGCGAGCAGTTGAAGGACTACGTCCTGCTCATGCTCGGTGCCCCGGTGGTGAAAGTGGAACTGGACGACCAGCAACTCGACGCGGCGGTGGACCTGGCCCTTCAGGTCTTTGAGGACTACGCGGGCCGCGACTACTTCGACTACTACGTCTTCAGGACGACCCCCGGCAAGTCGGTCTACACGATGCCCGGCGACGTGGGGCTGATCAGGAACGTCTTCTACAAGGAGACGGGCACCCTGGCCTTCCAGGCGTCTGACCTCGGCGGTGCGTTGCCCATCGAGTACTTCTACCCAGGCGGTGCCTATGGCTCGGTCCAGGGCGGTCTGATGGACCCCACCCAGCCCATGTGGGGACGCATGGGGGAGTGGACCCTCTACAAGCAGTACGAGCAGATGTACTCACGCCTAAGCTCCAACCTGGGCGGCTGGGAGTGGATCGGCGGTCAGACGCCCGCCAAGATCAAGCTCTACCCGATCCCCTGCCGCAGCCACCCCGTCGTCGTCCACTACCTCCAGAGGAAGCCGGACTTCCGCCAGGTCACCCAGGCCATGCAGGAGGGTGCCCTTATCTTCGCCAAGGAGATGTTGGGCCGCGTCCGGTCGAAGTTCCAGAACCCGCCCGGCCCCAACGGCGGCGTGCAGCTTGACGGTGCGACCCTCCTTCAGGAGAGCCGCGAGGATATGAAGCAGTGGAAAGAAGACCTGATCAACAGGTACGGTGATTTGCCGTACATTTCGATGGACTGATGCCGCCGAATAAATGGGCTGCAACATAGAGCCGCTTGACACTCAGATAGCCCCGGCTAAGGTGGAGGTGTGACCATGAACTTCCGAAAGTGGTTTGCGGAGAACGCGATGCCCCAAGACGACATGGTGGTGAGTTACACGGCTGCCGTCCTCGTTGACGGCGAGAGGGAGCGGATCATCGCCGCCCTCGCCCCGCTGCTGGACCCTCTGAAGGAGGCCGGCTGGAAGTTCCAGAACCGCGACGGCTCCGAGATCCTGCCTCACCACCGCACTATTCTTTTCCCCGGCGGACTGCCTGGGGAGTACCACTCCCTGGTGGGGACCAAGCAGACGCTGAAGGTCATCGGTTACGGCCAGAGCGACCTCGCGGCGGCGTGCCTGGTCGAGGACGACCTGCCGGTCCTCAGCCGCGAGGGTGGGCCGAAGCACATCACCATCTGCGTCGAGCCGACCAGGGGACAGCCGTTCCACTCCAACAAGATCACCGAGTGGCGTATGCTGGAAGAACTCGGCCTCCAGCCGTTCACCGTGCTGACGGAGGTGGAGGAGATCAAGAAGCCAAGGAGGCCAGCCGGTGATCCGCCTGCGAATCGACCGTCAGTCCCCGCCCCAGGAGTCATGGGCGGAAGTCCAGACCTTCGCTAACCAGAAAGTCAAGCTGCACTACCGATGGCTCTGGCTCATCCCCCGCTACGACGTGGCGGATGAGCCTAGGAGCCAAACGCTCCTGGGCGAGTGCATCCGCACGGCCAGGGGCATGCAGGAGCAGGACGACAAGTCAGTTTATCGCGTGGTCCAGATCCTTGAGGGTGAGGAGCGAATCCTGTGGCAGAAGGGCAAATGGTATCGCTGTCTGATCTGATGTCCGAGGTCCGCTCCCGCCGCGTTTTCGACACGGCCCTGAACCTCAAGGTCTATGACGGCGAAAGCCGTCTCGCGGTGATCACCGGCCCCAACTGCTCGGGGAAATCGGTTTTCCGCAAGGTACTGCACGGCGTCTGCAACGACCGGAGTATCCTCTACGTCAACACGTCCCTGGAGGATCGATGCAACTCGTCGGGCCTCAAGCGGATCATGATGTACGGGACCGAGACAGACGAGTCCACCGGCTACAACAGTGCGAAGGGCTTCCTCAAGGCCCTCCAGTCCAGCCAGAGCTACGAGCGGCAGCATGTCCTCTTTTTCGATGAGCCGGACGTGGGCCTGGCCGACGAGTACTGTGCGGCTATGGGTCACAGGCTTGCCCAATTCGTCACATCGACTCCTGAACAGTGCCTGGGCGTCTTCTTGGTCACCCATAACAGACATCTCGTCCGCCCCCTCCTGCCCCTGAGGCCCTATCACGCGGCCTTGGGAACCCAGCCTCTCACCCTGGAGCAGTGGGCTGCCAGGGAGATCGTCCCAGGCGATCTGGACAGTCTCTTGGTGGGCGGGCGTGAGACATGGCACAAAGTGCAGGAGGTCATCAACAAGAGGAAGGCCGGTGGCTAAATACCACCGATGGACACCGCACAAACCAATTTGACCGGCTTCAGGGAACACCTCGCGGCTCGCCGCCAGTGCGGCGAGCCTCTGCTGTTCCTGAAGGCCAGCGAGCATCTCGATGAAGGAGCCGAGGCCACCCGCTACTCCATCGAGGTCAACTACCGCACGACGGCGGACGAGACGCTGGAGTCGTTCGCCAAGATCGCCCTGGGCTACGTCTCCGCTGGGGTCAAGCAGAACAACTACCACGTCAAGCACGTCTACACCGAAAAGCCTGTCAGGATAATGGTTTCCAGCCGAAACTGGGACGACGGCGAGTGGGTCGTCCTCGTCTCCTGGCACGACAAGGACCGCTGCTTTGTGCTGTCGAAGGGGTTCTACAACAAGGACCGCCACACCGTCTCCGTCCAGGGGTCCGAGAAGTGCAAAGGGGAGTCGGCAGCCGAGATCACCAAGGCCGTGATCAACATGCTGCACTCGCTCAAGGGCGTCAAGGACAGGCACCAAGAGAAGCTCAAGCCGGTGCCCCTCAAGAGGGGACCGAAGACCTGAGTAGGCGATCCTCTTCTCATCGACGCACGTCGCTCTTCCCACCTTTGCCAATTCCGCACACGGACCTCTGGCTGCTCGACCAGGGGTCCGTAACTTTTATCAAACCGCAACTTGTTGACATCTAACGACTTACAGCATGATTGCTGCTGAAATGGTGCGTCTGGTGGCGGGAATGGCTCGTCGCGTGCTAGTAATGGGGCGAGGACATACAGGAAGTGAGGCTCTCTTTCCGATTGACTCTGGGCTGACATCAGTTATACTGGGCGTGCGGGAGAACCCTATAGCCCGACAGAGGAGTCGGAGGGAGCCTATGGAGACGACCTAAGGAGTATTGTGATGTTCCCTTTTTTCAGTCGCCGTGCGGGTCGCTGGGTCACGGGTGAGAAGTGCCTTTGCGGACACACCAAGAGTGAACACGGAAGCAGACTGATCCGGGGCAAAACCTGCCATGTCAGACAGCCCAACGAAGGCGGCTGCACCTGTGACTGCTCCTGCAAGAACTTCACCTGGGCCGGGTGGGTCTACGCACCGGAGCCTGTGGAAGTCGAGGTGCCCGTCGAAGAGGTCGAAGAGGATGTCGCCGCAGCCTGACTCAGAAGGCCAAGGACGATTTGCACATCATCCCAAACCAGAGGTTTCGCTGACTGATTCCTCAGCAGGTAGCTCGGGTGGTAGGTGCATACGACGCTAATGCCCCCGAGTTCAATCATTTCTCCTCGTAAGGCTGAGATGCTGGGGACTGCCCTCTCCAGTACGGCTTCCGCAGCGACGGCCCCCAGGCAAAGGATGACCTGGGGGCCGACCGTCTTTATCTGGAGCTTGAGGTACGGGCGGCAGGCCGCGATCTCGTCGGGCCTGGGCGTCCGGTTCGCCGGCGGGCGGCATTTCACGGCGTTGGCGACGAACACGTCCTCGCGGCGGATGCCCGCCGCAGCCAGGATGTTATTCAACAGTTCGCCCGCCTTGCCGATGAAGGGCACCCCCTCGCGGTCCTCGTTCTCACCCGGACCCTCCCCTACGAGCATCAGCCTGGTGTCGTGATTGCCGGCCCCTGGGACCGTGCGGTTGCGGCACTCATGCAGGCGGCACTTCGTGCAGCCTGCAATCACGTCCGCTATCATCTCAAGCCGTCGTGCGGGGTCCATCGTTGCCTCAGCTATTCGCGGCCACCAGTTCGTTGACCTGTGTTTCGGTGAGGACGACGTGGTTCGGCCCCCACCGATTCTTCAAGACGTAGAAGTCCCAGCCGTCAGGGACGAGGATGAGGCTCGCGTAGTAGATGCACTGGCGGGCGACCTGATGCCACTCCTCGGGAGTTTCCAAGTAGAGAACGTAGGGCCTCACTGGTCTTCCTCCTTGCGGCGACGACGCCCCTTGGGCTTTTTCCACCAGTCGGCGGGGTCTTCGTTCGATTCCTCGATCTGTTTTGCGGCCTTCTTCACGCCAGCCCTGAGTTGATTGACGATATCTCGGGCGACGACCCTGGCGAGGAGGGCGGTGACGATGCCGCCGGCGACAAAGCCG